TTAATCGGCAGGTTTCTGGTTCGAGTCCAGATGGGGGAGCGCGCCGCTTTCGAGACCCCCGTTCGGACCGCCCGAGTGGGGGTCTCGTCCTGTCTCCAGCCATTCAACCGGCACGCCCGTGGCCATCGCCCAGGCGTTGACCATGATCTTCCGCGGCGTGTGCTTCCCAAGCTCCGCGTTGCTGATCGAGGTCCGGCTGACGCCGATTGCCTTCGCGAGTTCGCCTTGCTCCATGCCGGCCGCTTCGCGGGCGATGCGGAACCGGTGATGGATCTTGATCTCGGGCACTCGCCCGACCTCATGTGCGGTAGTCATGGTGCCAAGTTTCGCACCATGTGCCTAACTTCGCAACAGTGTCGAGATTCGACACGTGGAGCAAACATTGCGCACATGCCAAGTTGAGGGTAAAACTTGGTGCATGCCAAATTCTGAACATCCGCTAAGCGCCGCTGAGGTCGCCGAGCGGCTCAATCTCAGCCGCCGGGCAGTCGTCGATCTGATCCGTCGCGGAGAGCTGGCCGCGCAGAAGCTCCCCGGTCGCACCGGGGCGTACGTCATCTCCCCGAAGGCCGTCCAGGACTACATCGCCACCAGGACAGAGGCGGCCAGCGCATGACCGCCGAGCTCGTCACCATTCCGGTGCGCGGCGCCGATGCGGCACTCGTCGCGACCCTCATCGACGACAAGCCGCATGTTGCACTCCGTCCGATGTGCGACGCCCTCGGCATCGATGCCGACACCCAGGCCCGCAAGCTCAAGTCCAGGTCATGGGCAACCACGGTCATCAGGACCGTGGTTGCCGCAGACGGCAAGGCGCGGGAGATGCTGATGATCGATCGCCGCACCATGACGATGTGGCTCGCCACCATCGACGAAAACCGCGTCGCCGAATCGGCACGCCCTGTGGTGCGCGCATTCCAAGCCGAGGCCGCCGACGCCCTTGACGCGTACTTCGCGACTGGCGTCGCAGTCAACCCGCGCGGCACCCTGTCGACCTTCGACGTGCTGCGGGCGCAGATCGACCAGATCGAGGCCGCGCACCGCACCGCCGAGGAGGCGAAGGCGATCGCGGCCAAGACCGATGCTCGCCTGGACGCCATCGAGGGCCGCCACGATTGGTATTCCGCCCTCGGATACGCACGCCTGCACAAGATCGAAAACACCTCGACCCGATTCCTCAATCAGGTTGGCCGCCAGGCGAGCGCGATCGCTGCCGCCCACGGCATCAGGCCGGTGAAGGTGCCCCACGCCCTCTATGGCGAGGTCAACTCGCTGCCCGCGTGGGTGTGGGAGCGGGCATTCTCCGGACGGGACGGTGCCGCGTGATGGGAAAGAAGAAGGCCGAGCCGCGATACGCGGACGGCACACCCGCGGAGCCTGAGGAGCTGGACGTGATCGCTCAGGCGTTCGGCTTCCTCTCGGCGCGCCACCTGTGCGAGGTGAGCGCCGGGGCCGCGCCGACCGCGCTCGGCCGCACCGTCCGGCCTCGGGGAAAGGCGGCCACCCGATGACCGGCCGCCACCGCGCCCCCGTCACGCCGATCGATTGGGCCTACTACCGCGCCTATCTCGTGGTGATCGCCAGCGTCGTCAGCCCCCTCGTCGTCGCCTGGCTCATCTACTTCACTCCCTGACCCCCTGGCGCCTCGGACCCGAGCGACAGGGATTCGCTCGGGGCCGGGGCATCAGCACTCTACCGAAAGGGCATCTGATGCCTATCCGCATCCGCATGAACACCGACCGAAACGCAGCGCTCGGCGACCTGGTCGAGGCGCTCGCCGAGCTGCGATTCAACGGCGCCGCGAAGCAAGCCGACCAGATCGCCGGGGCGCTCGTCCGCCTCGGCATCCACCTCTCCGAGTACCGGCCCAACGACGAGTACCTGAGCCTGGCGGAGCTGCTCGGTGTCACCGACGAGGCTCGCCGCTACGACCTCGCCGTGCGCCTGGGCGACATCCCGGCCGCGTGCTGGTCCGACCTCATGGACTGGGCCCGCCGCGGATTCACCCTGATCGAGAACGAGGACGGGACTTTCGAGCCCTCCCCGATCCCGCACACCGGCACGGCGTTGCCGTGCATGGTCGAGGCCATCCAGCAGGCGCGGCCCTGCTACTGCGGCCGATTCGGCACCACCCGCGCCCTGCCGGCCGCGCCGCTCGACCCCGTCGACGCCGATGCCGACGAGACGCCGGACGTGCACGCCTACCTCACCGACGGTGACGCTCGCGCCTTGCTGGCGGCGTTGTCGTCGGCGGTGCTGCACTCGCCGGAGTGTGAGGCGCTGATCGCGGAGTGGAGTACACACCCCTCGGATTCGGTCGAGTTCAAGCTGGCCGAGTTCGCCGCGACGCACAGCGATGCCGAGATCCGGGATGAGCTGATCATCTACATCGACGAGGACCCGGCGGATTCGGTGCCGGTGCGGTGCGCGCGGCAGCTGTGGCCGACCCTCACCAAGGCGGTGACCGCATGACCGGGTTCTTCGGGGTCGCGGTCTGGCACCCCAAGCATGAGGTCAACGTCGGCACCCTGTGGCGTTCGGCGCTCACCTACGAGGCGGCCATGCTGGCCACGGTCGGCCGCCGCTACAAGCCGCAGGCGGGCGATACCACCAAGGCTCCGAACTCCATTCCCCTCCACCACTTTGAGGACGTGGCCGATCTGGTGGATCACCTGCCGCACGGCTGCCCGCTGATCGGTGTCGAGTTGGACCCGCGCGCGGAGTCGCTCACCACCTTCGCTCATCCAAGGCGGGCGCTGTACCTGCTGGGCGCAGAGGATCACGGCCTGCCGGAGGCGGTGCTGACGCTCTGCCATCAGGTGATCCAGATCCCGAGCCCAGCGCCGTGGTCGCTGAACGTCTCGGTGGCCGGATCGCTGGTGCTGCATGACCGGTTCGTGAAGGAGTCCCAGCGCAAGGCGCTCGCGAACCCGGCTGCTCGGCTCGCGCAGGCGGTGACCGCGTGATCCCCGAAGACGCTGTCGCGTTCGTCGCCGATCTCCTCCGCCTCCCTGCCGGTACTCCCGAGCACACGGTGGGTCACTGGATGTGGGGGCACATGGGTGACGGTGACATGGATGCGGTGATGGTCGCGGTCACGGACGTGATGCAGAACTGGGCGCCGGGGACGCGCTGGCACGAGTTGGCGTTGGAGATCTGGTGGCTGCTCGGTGGTCGGGAGGTGGCCGCATGAGCGAGGCAGAGCGTGAGCCGTGGTTCCTCGTCTACGAGCGGCCGGGCCGGTCGGGGCGAGTCCCCACGCAGGGCGCGATGAGCGTCGAGGAACGGAACGTGATCACCATCAACGCGCTGGTCGCTGAGGCGAAGGCGCGGAAGGAGAGCCGTGATGGCTGCGCCTGACGAGCGGACGAGTATCACGGTGGATGCGGTGCAGCGCGGCTGGTCCATCCACCAGAGCGACATGGCGACCGTGTTCGGGTACGAGGGCCACCAGTTGGTGGTGCGGTGGTCGGACCACGGTGTCGCTACCGCCGGCGAGCTGCGCCGCGGCGGCACCGTGGTCACCCGCCGCGGCTGGTTCCCGGACCGGGAGGTCGGCGCGTGGGTGCGTGAGCAGCTGGCCGACCTCCCGAGGCAGGAGTTGGCGCGGGTGCGTCGCTCGCTGCTGGACAGCGTGGCCGAGGCGACGGAGGTCCAGCCGTGAGCGACCTGTTCACCCTGTGGATTCCCCGCGCCGCGGTGATGGCCGCACTGGGTTGGCTGCTGTGGGTCGCTGCCTGCATCGCCGTCGAGAACCTGCTCGTCCCGTCCGCCTATCTGGCGTGCGATCTGTGTGATGACCCTGACTGCGAAGGCTGCGACCCCACCGATGGGTTCGATGGTGAGGCGTGGGACCGGGCCCGTGATCTGGAGCAGGACCGGCAGTGGGGGATCGCCTCATGATGTCGCGACCGATCACCTGTGAGTGCGAGTCCTGCCTGCCCGAGCAGCGGCGCCAGGACAACACGGAACGCATGTGGGCCGCGAGCGTGATCGCGGTGTGCGTGAAGTGCGGCGGCGTGGAGGACACCACTGTCGGCCACCTCATCAACGTGCGGCAAGCGTTCCGGTGCAGCAAGCACCGCGGCGGCGGGAGGCGCAAGTGAACCGGTTCCTCGAAGTCGACTACGCGCCCCGGGAATTCACCCCTGAGGAGATCCGCCGCGCCCAGATCGCAGCGTGCTCGTACGCAGACGGTGATCCTGAGGTGGCTGGGCGGCTGCTGGCCATGCTCGGCCTGCTGCCGGTGGCCGAGCCGGAACCGGAGCCTGAACCGGTGAAACGGGAGCCCGAACGGCGACCGGTACTGCGGTGGGCGGCGTGGATGGACGACGCCGCCTGCGCGGGGGACGACCCGGAACTGTGGCACCCCGACCGGGATTCCGACCCCGCCGCGGATGCCCGGATCACGTGCCTGTCCTGCCCGGTACGGGACAAGTGCGGTGAGCACGCAGCGAAGAACGCTGAACCGCACGGCGTGTGGGGTGGCTACCGCATGTACGAGCCGACGGAGAAGAACGCTCTGCGGCGCAAGCACGGCCTGGTGGTGCGTGAGCGCAAGACCAAGCAGGTGATGTGCGCGTGCGGGACACGGCTGGTGTCGCCGAACAAGCGCGTGTGCGGGCCGTGCCGGGAGGGCTACACCCACAGCCGCCCAGCGCACGAGCACCTCAAGAAGCTGAAGGCGGCGGGCATGACCCGCGCGGAGGTGGCCGCCGCAGCAGGGATTCCGGTGGGGACGGTCCGCAGCATCTTGGCCCACGAGTACGACTCGATGCGCGCCAAGGTGTCCGACGCGATCCTCGCCATCCCCGTACCCGAGGAGGCGGAGCGGTGACGCGACCGATCCCCAGGAGGGAAGACCTTCACCTGCTGCTGTCCGACGGGTGGGCGTGGACGGAGTTCCGGCTCGACGACCGGCGCCTGGTCGTCACCGGCTACGAGCGGGACCAAGACAGCAACGTCTTGCATCCGATGCACTGCACCACCCACGCCCTGGCCGACATCAAACAGATCCATGAGCTGACGGGCGCGGTCATCGACGCCCTGGAAGGACCACAGTGACTGAGATCCAGGCATGGACCAACGCCGATCTGGCGTACAAGATCGTGCTGCTCAAGACCCTCGCCGACCTGGTGCTCGAGGAGTTCAAGCAGGCCAAGGCGATCATGGGCGAGCAGATCGCCCGCGGGGACAGCATCGCTGCCCGCACTCTCGATGACCGCAAGCTGGGCAAGGTCACCAAGTCCGACCCGAAACCCGAAGCGGTGGTGAAGGACCGCGACGCGCTCGATGCCTGGCTGCGTGTCGAGTTCCCGGACAAGATCGAAACCCGCGTGGAGTTGGGCCGCCTCGACGAAGTCCTGGCAGTCCTCATCGACGCCGGCCGACAGGATCTGATCGGCCAGGTCGAGGTGGTGCCCGATCACCTGGTGGGGGTGGCGAAGGCCGCGGCGTTGAAGGGCCGTGAGGTGCCGGGGATCGAGGTGGTGCCCGGCAAGCCGGTCGTGTCCGCTCGCGCTGAGCTCGCCGCCCACTACGTCGTGCGCGAACTGCTGTCGGGCGCGCAGGTTCCGCTGCTGGGAATCGAGGCGTGATGGAGTTCGAGGAAGCAACGAAGGAAGCGGCCAAGGCCCGCATCGCCCTGACCGGCCCGGCAGGGTCGGGCAAGACGTACACGGCGTTGATGCTGGCGTTCGAGCTAGGCGAGAACGTCGCGGTCATCGACACCGAACGCGGCTCCGCCAGCAAGTATGTGGGCCGCAACGGGTGGCGGTTCAAGACCCTCAAGCCCACGAGCTTCGCGCCGCTGTCGCTGGTCGACCACCTCGCCAAGGCCGCTGGCGCCGGGTTCGATGTGGTCGTCGTCGATTCCCTGTCCCACTACTGGGAGGGCACCGACGGAATGTTGGAGCAGGTCGATCGCCGCTCGGGTGCCAGCAAGTTCACCTCCGGGTGGAAGGTGGTGCGCCCGGAGGAGCGGAAGATGGTCGACGCCCTGCTGGCCTATCCGGGGCACGTGATCGTCACTTTGCGCGCCAAGCAGGAGTACGTGCTCGAGACGAACGAGCGCGGCAAGCAGGAGCCCAAGCGGGTCGGCATGAAACCGATTCAGCGGGAGGGGATCGAGTACGAGTTTGACCTCGTCGGCGACCTGGACCTGTCGAACACCTTGACGGTGTCGAAGTCACGTATCGAGGGCGTGGACATGGGCTCGACCTATCCGAAGCCGGGCGCCGACATCGCAGCCAAAGTCGCGGAGTTTCTCGCCGACGGCCAGCAGATTCCTACGGTCGGGGAGTACCGGGAGCGGGTGCTGGCGGTGGAGTCGGCGGAGGAGTTGCGAGAGTTGTGGCGGGAGGTCCGCGCCCACCAGCTCGACGGGGCGCCGATGCTCGACGAGCACGGTCACCCGACCGTGCTGGGGGACTTCATCAGCTACCGCGGAACCCAGCTCAAGATGCGCAAGTCGGAGGCGGGGTCGTGAGTACCTGGCCGAAGTCTCGTCCCCGCTCCCCGCGCCGCCGCTACACCGGCGCCACCCCCGCGGTGTTGATGCTGGTGAAGTCCCGCGCGGGCGGCCGGTGTGAACGCTGCGCCGCCCCTATCCCGACCACAGCCGAGGTCCATCACCGGATCCCCAGAGGAATGGGAGGCACCCGTGACCCGCGGGTGAATCGACCGTCGGCGCTGGTGGTGTTGTGCCCGCAGTGCCATCGGCGGATCGAGAGCTACCGGGAGAAGGCGCGCCTGGATGGGTGGCTGGTGCGCCGCACCTCCAACCCTGCTGAGGTGGCGATCGAATCCCGCCTGCATGGTCGGGTGTTGTTGGCGGATGACGGGTCGGTCGTCTCGGTCGGAGGGGACGCGGCATGACCGTCGACGTGATCTGGCTGGGCGGCACCGGATTCCCTCGCGGCGGTGACGGCGTCTCCGAGACCTTCGCGAGCGCCCTCGACCGCGACCGGTTCCGTTTCCGCATCGTGTCCTACCCGGCCACCTTCGGCGGCACCGGACTCGCCTGGGCCGAGAGCCGAGAGGCCGGGCGCAGCGCGCTCATCGACGCCATGTGCGCCACGGAAAACCGCGTGGTGATCGGCGGCTACTCGCAGGGCGCCGGGATCGCAGGCGGACTTGCCGCCGAGATCGGACGTGGCGAGCTGACCGGCCTGCGTCGCCAGCTGCTCGCCTGCGCGCTCATCGCCGACCCGGAACGCCCGCGCGGCGCCGGGATGCCCGGGCGCCCGGCCGCGCCCGGGTACGGCATCGTCGGCGAGCGGCCGGTCCACGGCCTGCCGGCGTTCTGGGCCGCCGCCGAGCGAGACCCGATCACCGCGCTGCCCGCGGGCTCGCCGCTGCGCACCCTGCCCGACATCCTCGACTACTACTCCATCCGGTCCCCGGCCGCGGCGCGGGCGTGGGGTGAAGCGCTGATCCAGCGCGCCCGGCAGAACCGGTTCCAGCGGTGGTGGGACCTGCGTCTCGTCCTGGAGTGGGGCGGCGCGGTCCGGCAGGCGCTGGACTACCTGCCGTCCCCGCCCGGCGGCGGCCGCCACGGCCAGGCGTACGTGATCGAAGGGCTGGCCACCGCGCTGGCGCACGTGATCAACGAGGAGGTGCGTTGATCACCTTCCGTCAGTGCCGCACCGGCGTGGCCTCCCCACCCACCGGCCGGGAGATCGAGGCCCGGTATCGGTGCATCGACGCCCGCCACGAGCCCGTCACCTACAACCCGGTCCATGACAAGACGTGGTGCTTGTGCGGGCGGGTCATCCGCGACGGCGACCACAGCCGCTGGCCGACCCGCTACGAGTACGCCGAGACCGACGCCGCCCGAACTGATCTCGTCGGCCGCGAGGCGCGCGCCTACCTGCGTGAGGTCCACGGGGAGCCGGAACCCCCTGCCGTCCCGACGGCGTACGGGGAGCAGTTCGTGCTGGAGGTGGCGTTGTGAGCAGCCTCATTGCGAGCCAACCGGATTCGGTGGATGCCGACCGGTCCGGCGGCTCGAGATCACAGCAAATCCCCGGTAATGTGAAGACGGCCCCGGGCCGACGTCGGTCAACGTCGGATATCCCAGGGCCTAACCCCACCCCCTGTTCCGCTAAGTCCAAGGAGGTGAAGCTGCCCATGAGCATATATCGCTCGGGCTCTTCCTCGCATCGCGACGTCCCCACAAGCCTCTACCTGTACTACGACAAGTTCGACGTGCTCCTATACGTCGGCATCACCAGTCGAGGCATCGAGCGCAACCGCGAACACAACTCCGAGAAGGAGTGGTGGCAGTACGTCGCTCGCCAAGAGGTGCGACACCTGCCGAGCCGCGCCGCAGCGCTGCATGCCGAGCGCGAGCTGATCATCCAGCTGAGCCCGCCCTTCAACAAGCAGCACAACCCGGACCACGAACGCCTCGCAGCCACCTACCGCAGGTTCGTGGAGCAGCCGCGCCCGAGCAAGGCGGCGGCCCAAGAGGACGTCAGCCGGGATCACCTCGAGGAGTGGGAGACCGGCCTGCTCCACCTTGACCTCGTCCACCGCGACGGCAAGTTCCTGCACTGCCGATCCCGTGGTGACGACGTCGCTCTCGCCACGTTGCTCGACCTGACGGCGACCTCCTTCGACCAGTTCAAGTTGAAGGACTGCCGTGTCGGGTACGTCGTCTCGTTGAGCCGTCACCTGTACGGCTTCGAGACAGTGTTGAAGGGCAAGCTCTTCGCCGACGTGACGGGCGTGGCTGTGCTTGTGCAGCGTCGCTACTCCGTGTATGCCATCCACAACCTCCGGCTGAAAGTCGCGGGCAAGACACAGTTCGTGGTGCCCACCGGAATCAGCGACCCGCGCAAGGCGAACGTCGGCAAGTTCTCGAACGGCGCCCAGGTGAGGCGCGAGAGCACCACGAAGGCGGTGGCGCTGTGAACGCCCGCCGCAATCCTGTCCCGCCCGAGAGCATCCGCGACGCCGCCGCACTCATGCTCGCCATCGTCACCTCCGACCACAACGGAGTAGACGCGATCCTCGACCACTGCGACACCGATGGCTACTTCGCGATCCTCCCGGAGTGGGTGATCGGCGCCGACATCTCCGATCGGGCGTTCCGGCTGTACGCGGCCATGCAGATCGATCAGAGCCACGGGCGCCGGTCGACGAAGGCCGATCTGGCTGCCCGACTGCATATCTCGATCGACCGCCTCGACGAGGCACTGCGTGAACTGGCCACGGTTGGAGGTGTCGCATGAGTATCCGAGCTATCTCCTGGGTGCTGTACCAGGCCGAGGTTGATGACCACGGCGACTTCCGCCTCCTCGTCGCCCTGGCCGACAGGGCTAGCGACGACGGCACCGGCGCGTTCCCGAGCGTGGATTTTCTGGCGAAGCGGATGCGCCGCACGCCGCGTTCGGTGCAGCGCGGACTTCGCAAGCTGATGGAGGACGGCTGGATTCGTCTGGGCGATCAGCAGTTGGTCGCACACTATCGGGCTGACCGTCGGCCGACCGTCTACGACTTGGTGATGGATCGGACACGGGGTGACGCCGATGTCACCCCGCCACTCAACGGGGCGACGCCTAGTGTCACCCCGCCCAACTCCAACGAGGCGACGTCTTATGTCACCCCGTTGCACCCTCACGAGGTGACGCCTGATGTCACCCCGCACCCCGCACGGGGTGACATCCATGGCACTCACGGGGTGACATCTGATGTCACCCAAACCGTCCCTTCATTACTTCGTAATGAAACCGTCCAAGAGAGTGGCGCGCCTTCGGCGCTTGGCACACCCGACGACGACGAGCCCAAGCGCAAACGTCCGGCCATCCGACTCCCTGCCGATTGGGCACCGACAGACGCTCACCGCGAGTCCGCTCTGAACGCTGGTGTCGATGTCGCCGTGGAGGCGTACAAGTTCCGCCTCCATGCCGCCGAGCAGGATCGCCGGTGCGTCTCCTGGAACGCTGCGTTCTCCCGCTGGCTGATGAACGCCCGTCCTACCCGCCCGGTCACGTCGGGCGTGAGCGAATCGGGGCGGCTGTGGCAGGACTGAACGACGATCTGGACCGGCCCTACGACGCGACTGCGGAGAAGGCGCTGATCGGGGTGACGCTTCTGTCGCCGGAGCTGTGCCGACAGGAGTTCTTGTCGGTCCGGCCGGAGGACTGGTACCTGCCGTCCTCGCGGAATCTCGCGGTGGTGGTCGCGGAGATGCTGGTTGCCAACCGTCCGGTGGACCCGAACACGGTCGTGGTGGAGGCGCAGTCGCGGGGTTTGGTTCCCGCGAAGGTGAACCCGTCAACGGTGTTCGACGCGGTGCAGGCGGGATGGCTGCCGGAGTCGGCGCCGATCTTGGCCCAGCGGATCAGGGATCTTTCCGCGGCGCGGAAGCTGTCGGAGGCTGCGACCCGGTTGGCGCAGCGGATGGAGGTGGCGTGGACCAGCGGCGTGGACCGCGCCGACATCTCCGCGGCGGTGACTGAGGTCCGTCGTGCGTGTGACGAGGCCGAGCAGATCGCCGCCGATCTGTCAGTCGCCCCGCCGACTCCGATGGGGGAGTTCTTGGCCGTACCCGACGAACGGAACTGGCTCATCCCTGGACTGCTGGAGCGGATGGAACGAATCGTCCTCACCGGCGCCGAGGGAGGCGGCAAGACCGTGCTGTGCACGCAGCTGGCCACCTGCATGGCCGGTGGTGTGCATCCGTTCACCGGCGACCCACTGGGATCAGGCAATCGTGGCATCCGGGTACTGGTGGTGGACTGCGAGAACTCACCGGCCCAGTCCCGTCGCCGATTCAAGTGGATGATCGGGCAGGTCGACGCGGCCCGCCACAAGGCCGGGCTGTCGCCAGTGGACTGGTCGCAGCAGATGTTCATCGACATGCGCCCCGCGGGAATCGACCTGCTGTCCGGCACCGACACCGCGTGGCTGGAGCGGGCGATCACCGAGACAGCGCCGGACCTGCTGGTGTTGGGGCCGCTGTACAAGCTGCATCATGCCAACCCGAACGACGAGACCGCGGCCCGCGAACTGGTGTGGGTGTTGGACTCGCTTCGGGAACGGCATGGCTTCGCATTGCTGACTGAGGCTCATGCCGGAAACGCCAACGATGCCAACGGGGACCGGATGATGCGACCGCTTGGATCGTCGTTGTTCCGCCGCTGGCCTGAGTTCGGGTTCGGCCTGCGTCGTTCGAAGTCTGATCCGGGTGGTGCCCGCGCTTCGGTGGTGGATGTCGTGTCGTGGCGTGGCTCCCGAGAAGAGCGGTCGTGGCCGTCCAAGCTCCACCACTCCCATGTCCTGCCGTGGATGCCCGCGGACCCCGAGTACTACGACACCCTCCCGAGGTCTGCATGAGGACCCCTGCACCTACCCCTGTTCGTCCGTCCACGGGGCGTACAGCCCCCGAAAACCATGCGCCCCATGCGGACGCCCACACCCAGGAGCACGCCCATGCCTGACCAGACCAGCCCGGTCGGTGACGACTTCCCCTGCTGCACCACCCCGACCCCACACGTCGAGCTGTCCCGTGAGCACCTGGAGGTGTTCGCCGTCGACCCCCACGCCGCAGCCGAGTCGGAAGTCGCGGCGATGGCGCAGGAGCTGCTTGCCGCCCGCGCCCGGATCGCGGAGATGGAGAGCGAACGCGCCGCCGCGACCGAAGCAGCCCTGGGCGGCGGCGTTTACAGCTTCGCGTTCGACCTGCCCGCCCCCTGGCTCGCCCTGCTCGGCGACCAGCCGACCGAGGACACCGCTGATGCCTGAGAACCCGCCACGGCTGACCGCCGAGGAACTGGAGAGCCTGCGTGAGGCCACCCTCCAGCGCTACGTGGCCGCCGACCACACCTACGCCGAGATCGGCCGCCTGCGCGCCTACACCGACGAGCCGGACGGCGGGCTGATCAACCTGATCGACATGGCCAGCTCGCTGGCCCGCAGCCACGAGGCCGCGCTGGAACGGATCGCCGAGCTGGAGGGCGAGCGCGCCCGCCTGGTCGAGGGCGTGGCGTCGACGGTGCGCCGGTTCAGCGCGACCCTGGGTGAGCGGGACGCCCTGCGGGCCCGCGTCGCCGAGCTGGAGGACCAGATCGCTTGGTTGCGCGCCGAATTCACCGACCTGCCCGAATGCCCGAAGGAGTCCTGACCATGTCCGGCTACTACCCGCCCGCTGCCCTACGAAAGGAAATTCACCTCATGCAGACTCTCGCCGACGCCGTCGCCTTCACCGGCGTCACCGTCCACGACTGGCTCGACCACACCGCCGAGATCCCGCGCGTGTCCCGTGCCGCCGCGCAGGGCGATGTGCTGATCCTGCGTGTCACGCTCGCCCCGGCCCGCACCGTGATGCCCTCTCGTGTCGTGGTCGTGGCATCGGAGGCCAGCAGCCACACCCACACCCTGCATCCGTCCGGCCCCTGCTTCTACACCCCCCACACCCCGGCCGGGGCCGGGGATGTGCTGCTCGGACTGCTCACTGTGCCGGAGGGCAGCACGGCGGTGCTGATCCATCAGGAGCACGGCGGGCTGGAGATCCTGCCCGGCACGTATCAGGTGCGGCGTCAGCGGGAGCTGGCCGACGAGTGGCGGATGGTGGCTGACTGATGCGCATCGATCAGCTGACCGACGAGCAGGCCGCAATGCTGCCTGTGATCCGCGACGAGTGGATTCGGGCAGGGTTGTCTACCGAGCCTGCCGACCGCGCTGCTGCTGAGGCCGGGGTCCGCAAAGCGTACGCGGCGGCCGGTCTGGAGCCGCCCCGGCTGGTGATCTGGCTCGACTCCCCCCTTGCCGGTGCGATCGGCCAGGCCATCGTCCGCACCCCCCCGCGCACCTCGGCCCAGGTGTGGGACCAGGTGTGGGACCAGGTGTGGGCCCAGGTGGGGGCCCAGGTGTGGGACCAGGTGTGGGACCAGGTGTGGGCCCAGGTGGGGGCCCAGGTGTGGGACCAGGTGTGGGCCCAGGTGCGGGCCCAGGTGGGGGCCCAGGTGCGGGCCCAGGTGTGGGACCAGGTGTGGGACTGGTGCACCGGCGCGCTCGGCCGATGGGAATGCGGCTGGCTGTCCTTCTACGCCGCGCTCGGCCGGCTCGGGATCGACGTCTCACGCCTGGACGGACTGGTCGAGATCGAGCGCTCGGCAGGCTGGTGGTGGCCGATGCGCGATGCGGTCGTCCTCACCGACCGCCCGTCCGTCATCAGCCGGGACAAAGACGGACGCCTGCACAGCGCGGCCGGACCGGCCGTGCTGTACCGGGACGGATTCGCCGTGCACGCCTGGCACGGCACCCGCGTGCCCGCCGACCTGATCGAGACCGGATGGGACACCGCGCGGATCCTGCGTGAGCCCAATGCCGAGGTGCGCAGGTGCGCGATCGAGCGCATGGGCTGGGATGTCTTCATCGCCTCATCCGGCATGAGGCAAGTCGGCGACGCCGTACCCGATCCGGGCAATGCCCCGCACACGCTCGCACTCTACGACCTGCCTGACACCCTCTCCGACATGTTCGAGGAGCCCGCCCGGATCCTGCTGTGCACCAACGGGGCACCTGAGCGTGACGGCACCCGCCACCGGTTCGGGCTGGTCGTGCCCGGCCACCACACCGATCCCGTCGCCGCAGCCGCCGACCTCTACGACATCCCCGTGCAGGCGTACAGGCAGCTGGAGGTACGCCGATGAAGATCCGTCAGCTGACCGCCGAGGGACGCCGCCTCTACGCCCGCCTCTACGCCGCGGTCCTCGACAGCGGTGAACGCCGGGTTGTCCTGTCCTCGGAGGGGGACACCGCACCCACCACCGACCTGCTGGTGTGGGCTGGCAACAACCTGCCCGTGCTGCTCGACGCTCTCGATGAGGCCGAGGAAGCCCGCGCCCGCGCGGCCGAGGCGAAGCGCCCGACGCTCGGCTACGCCGCGGTCGACCTGCGCGCCTGCGACCGCCGACCCCAGCCGGTCCTGCTCGGGCCGTGGGATGACGAGAAGTCAGTGCGTGAGGCGTGGGGCGACACGGAGGGTGTGGTCCTCACCGAGCTGAGCGTTCTCCCCACCGAGGAAGGACAGGCCGATGCCTGAGCGGACGCCGCGACTGACCGCCGAGGAGCTGGAGGCCCTGCGTGAGGCCACGCTCCAGCACTACGAGGCCGCCGGCTACCCGGACGAGCTGACCGACCGCCTGCGCGCCTACACCGACGAGCCGGACGGCGGGCTGATCAACCTGATCGACATGGCCATCGAACTGGCCCGCAGCCACGAAGCCGCGCTGGCCCGGATCGCCGAGCTGGAGGGCGAGCGCGCCCGCCTGGTCGAGGGCGTGGCCAGCACGGCGGCGGTATCCGCGTCACCGGCTGTGAAGCGTCCGACATCCGCGCGTGGTGGCCCGCCTGCCGCGACTACGAACCGAAGGAGAACGAAGGTGCCTGACCAGACCCCTGACCGCATGTCGGACGAGGCGTACGTCCTCGTGTTCGAGGACCGCGACCCGCCCGGCCCGAACGTCATCGGCCCGTTCTCATCCCGGGAAGCAGTGTTCGAGTACGCCGACAGCCTCAAGCTGAACAGCGCAGCCTACGAAGCATGGCCGCTGGCCCGCGATCCGCGCACTCCCGAGGAGGACAGGCCCGTCGATGCCCAGGAGGCCATCGAGCGGGCCGACCGAGAGGACCGAAACCGATGAGCAACCTCATCCGCCGCATCGACGAGATCCGCCGCAGTCGCCACCCCTGGTACGACTGGGGTCACCGCGTCATGATCCTGCTCGGCCGAGAGGACGACGGCCGGTTCGACAATGTGCCTCGCGTGCGCGATGTGTGGTTCCGTCACGAGAACGGACGCCTCGTCACCACCCGCGACTACGCCGAAGTCCGTGCCCGCAACGACGGCGAGTGGAAGGTGTTCGACTCGCAGAACGACGGGTTCGAGGTCGTCATCGGGTGGTGGCCCGACGAGCATGGCCCCATCACGCGAACCGGGCTGAATGGCCGTGACGAGCAGCGGCTGTTCCTGCGCTGGTTCGTGTGGGAGGGCTGGATCAAGGCCGAGTGGTGCGGACTGCGGCGGCGGCTGTACTACCGGGCGCTGCACGCCGCTGTGCACCAGAAGATCCCGTTCGCCTGCCAGCAGGTACCGGCGCCGGATTCGGGCGGCTACTCGCACTGGCATTGCGAGCTTCGTCGCAAGCACGACGGCCCGCACCGGTACCGCGGCTGCACGTGGATCGACCGGGGGCGGGTCGAGTTCACCCCGAAGGCGGCCGACCGAGAGGACCGCCGATGAGGTGCGCTGCCGAGCTGTGCCACCACTGGACCGGCGAGGGCTGCGCCTGCGAGTTCCTCGGCCTCGCCCCTGCTGTCGTGTGCGAGCGGTGCACCGGCACCCGAGACGCGGACGGCACGTGCCCGAACTGCGACACCGACACCGAGGAGGTGCCCGATGCCTGACCGCTACAGCGACCCCGACCCCACAACCCCCGTCGCCCAGGCCGATTGCCCGTACCGCTGCCGCCCTAGCGGCTGGCTGACCCCCGCCGACGCCGACGTGATGCGCCCCTGCCCGATCCACCGACCCCGGCGCCAGCCGACCGGCACCACCTACGACCCGACCCGGATCAGTGACCGCGCTCGTGCCGCGATCGAAGCAGACGAGGAGAACCCATGACCGAGATCACGACCCGCCACGGCACGGTGATCCGTGTCGGCCAGGTGTGGGCGGACGTCGACCCTGGTGGCCAGGGGTTTCGCACGTTCAAGGTCGTCGCGATCGAGCCGCGCCGCGGCACTGATCGTCAGGCGGTGTGCGAGGTGCTGACCGACTGGGACGGCGAGCCGCCACAGCGTGCGCGTGCGGTGCGGATCAAGGTCGACCGCATGCGCCCGACCTCCAACGGCTACCGGCTCGTCGAGGAGGCGTTGTGAGTTTCGTTGTTCGGTCCCCGTCCGGCCGGTGTGTGGTGTCCCTGCCCACCGGCACCGCGGAGGAGATGCGGGAGGTGGCTGTGGAGCTGTCGGACATGCTGGCGGTGTTCGCTGCGGCGGGGGCCAAGCCGCAACTGTCGGTCGTGAGGGAGGCAGGCGCATGAGCAGCCAAGCGAACCCGAGATGCCAGGCCACCACCATCGACCCGCGCGACGACCGCGCGGTCGCAGTCTGGTGCGAGCTCCCGAGCGGCCACGCCGGAATGCACCACGCCGATCTTCGGCCGGAGCATCCGCACCTGCCGCTGCTGACGAACGTGGTGCCGACGCTCGACTGGCCGAACTCCGAACCCGCTGCCGAGCCCGGTGTCTGGGTCGTCTCCGGCGAGTACTGGGGGTACGACGGGCCGAGCCAGGTCGTGCCCTACGCCAACGAGGCCGAGGCGCTTCGCGCCGCCAACCAGGAGTCGCACCTGCGCGCCTGGTTCGTGCCCTTCGGCAAGGACCTGCGCGAGGTGATGAGGTGACCCGTTCCCGTCGCAGCGCCAAGTCGGCCGGCACCAAGCACGAGACCGCCATCGCGCGATATCTCGCTGCCACTCTGGATGACGACCGGATCGAGCGGCGCCGCCTTTCCGGCGCGAACGACAGGGGAGACCTGTCCGGTGTCCGCACCGTCCACGGCGGCAGGGTGGTCGTGGAGGCCAAGGACTACGGGGGCCGCGTCCATGTGGGGGAGTGGCTGACCGAAGCCGACGTCGAGCGCGGCAACGACGACGCCGTCGCCGCGGTCGTGGTCGCCAAGCGGCGCGGTGTCACCGACCCTGGCGCACAGATCGTGCTCATGACCGTGCGCGACCTCGTCGCCCTACTGACCGGACATCGACCCGAGGAGGACTCTTGACCGTCTACGAAGACATCAAGGCTCGTATCGCCGCCGACCGCGCCGCCGCCGAACAGTGTCCGTGCGACGAGACGCTGGAGGGCGCCCGCGCCGAGATCGTCGGCGACTTCCTGGAGGTCGCCGAGCGGTGGCAGCTCAAGGCGCAGGAATGGGGGCCCGAGGAGCAGTTCGTGGCGTACCGGGACATGGTGTGCCAGCAGATCCTGGATCTCCTGAGCGAGGGGCTGTGGCCCGAGGAGGCGTCTTGACTACTCCCCGCCCTGAAGGACGGGGATTCCCGCAGTCGCCTGCGAGGGTTCCTGTTTCACAGGCGACTGCCGATGGGATGCCCCATGCGGTCTGACGTCACCTCCGCAGGCGTTTTGTGTCTCCGCCAGCCCGGCGGCGACAAGAATGTTCTTAGCGGCGTTGATATCCCGATCATGTCGGGTGCCGCAGTCGGGGCACATCCAATGACGTGTCCCGAGGGAGAGCGCCGCGAGCAGATGCCCGCACGCGCTACAGGTCTTGGAGCTGGGATACCAGCGGTTGATCACCGCGACACGGCGGCCAGCCTTCTCGGCCTTGTATTCGAGCATGGAGCGGAACTCGCCCCAACCGCATTCGCTGATCGACTTGGCGAGCGATCGGTTGCGGACCATGTTCTTCGGGGCGAGGTCTTCGACAGCGATGGTGTCGAACCTGCGCACGAGTTCGGTGCTGGTCTTGTGGAGGAAGTCGCGGCGTGCATCCCGGACGCGAGCGTGTTTGCGCGCGACCTTCACCCGCTGGCGGGCTCGGTTCTCCGATCCCTTCTTCATGCGGGACAGGCGGCGTTGCTGGCGGCGCAGCCCGCGTTCGTGGCGGGCCATGTGGCGCGGGTTGGCGATCTTCTCCCCGGTCGACAGGACAGCGAAGTCCTTGATGCCGAGATCAACACCTACCGATTCGCCAGCGACGGGCAGGGGTTGGGGGTCGGGCTGGTCGACAGCGAAGCTCACGAACCAACGTCCGTCGGGTTCACGGGACACGATCACCATCGTCGGATCGAGCGCAGCCAGATCGACACCGGGCCACGTCCACACAATCCGCAGCGGCGCACTCGTTTTCGCCAGCCACAGAGCGCCGTCCTTGATGCGGAACGCCGAGCGGGTGAAGTGCGCGGACTGCCGCCCGTGGCGGTTCTTGAAACGCGGGTACTTCGCGAGGCCCTTGAAGAACGCGGCGAACGCACTGTGTTGGTGGCGCAGCGTCTGCTGCAACGGCACCGACGACACCTCCGACAGGAACGCCAGATCCTCGGTCTTCTTCCACTCCGAGAGAGCGGCGTCAGTCTGCTTGTAGGAGGTGGATTTCTGTTCGGTGGTGTAGCGCTGCTGTCGTTCGGCGAGCGTCTTGTTCCACACCAGGCGTACGCATCCGAACGTGCGCCGCAGCAGGGCGGCTTGCTCGGTGTCCGGGTAGGCCCGGACCTTGTACGCGGTCCTCACAAGATCAAGTTTACTCAGGAGGTCGAAGTGTGTAAACGCAATGCGCCTGTGGCGTACGCCATTCCTCCCCGCCGTGAACGACGGGGCATCCTGGCGGTTTCCCGGTGAGCAGCGGACAGCGACCCAGGCGGCGCGAGTTCTTGGCCGAGGAGAGCCGCGCCGCCCTCGCAGAGTTGGAGCAGCGGGTCACCGAGAAGTTGCACGCGGCCATGCCGAAGTGGGACTTGCCAGCCGATCTGCCTGCGGTGGTCATACCCGACTATGTTCCGAATGGAGCCGAGCGACCCGAGTTGGAGTATCCACGCGAGCGGTGGATCACCTACCCGGCACGGCGAGCGCACGCTCTCGTTCTGGCAGACAGACTGATCGATGCCGGCAAGCTGTCGGAGGCGGCGCTGTTGGTCAGCCGTGGCGGTCGGGAGCGGATCGCGTGAGCGGGCCGCTCTCGTGCCGGTATTCTGATGCTGTGAGACAGCCGAACACCTGAGGCCAGAGTTCCCGCTCCAGCCTCAACCCGTCGCACACGCTGCGGCAGACCCTACGGCCACCCCGAGTCTCGGGGTGGCCGTAGCTGTATCAGCCAGTCTCCGAGCCTGTAGACACCAACTTTGCGGGATCCCGCAAAGTTGCTGGTCCTTGGAACCCCCCTGGTGCGCGGCGGCTCGAGATCGACACCGAAAATCGATACCCTGCTATCTATGAGCAACCGGGAGTGGAGGTCTCAGCCGTGAGTATCAGCCCCTGCACCTTCCCCGGCTGCCGCGACTCCGCCGGCGACCCAGCACTCACCTCCCTGGGCATGTGCGATCCCTGCCAATCCCAGTTCTCCCGCCTCCTCGGGTGGCTCACGATGGACTGGGTCAACCTCACCACCACTCTCCCCACGCCAGCCCGCCGCGCCCAGGAACGCGTCTCCCGCGGCCGCCAAGTGTTCGGGCACCCTGCCGAATGGGCATCCGACACCGCCGCCCAGATCGCGGCTGTGCTGAACGAAACACACGACGCTCTCGCTGACCACCTCACCGAAACCCCACCCCCACATCCCGGGGTGGGGGAGAGGTACCGGGTACGGGCGGCTTGGACATACCTGGAGTGCCGCATCGACCGCCTCGCTGCCGCTCCGTTTGGTGGCGACGTCGCCGTGGAGATGCGGGACCTGCACGGGCAAATCCGCTCCCGCCTCGGCCTCACCCGACCTCGCCAACTGTTACCGACCCCGTGCCCGTCCTGCGAGCTGCGGACCCTGTTCCGCTCCGTCGACGTCGGCGCCGACTCCATCGACTGCGGTTCGTGCGGGCACATCATCCGCGAGGAGCACTACCCCTTCTACACGCGCATGGTCCTCGACACGCTGCTGTCCAGCGAACGGGCAGCATGACAGTCCGGGGGTCGACCTGGTAGTTTCACACCTGAGCAGTAGTACCCCTATGCCCAAACCCCCTTACATCCTTTGGTGGAGGGGGTTTCGTCGTTTCCGGGAGGCGATATGGCTGCCGTCCTCGTGACCGACGGGTTGGATTCGAAACTCACCGCTGTCGAGGCGTCGGCGATCTTCTCGGTCACCGCGGCGACGATCCGGAAGTGGGCGTCGCTGGGCAAGCTGGCAGCGGTGGGTATGGACGCCAGGAACCGCAAGCTGTATCGGCTCGCTGATATCGCTGCGTGTGAGAAGGCGACCCGTCACGCTGCCGGTCGAGGCCGGTAGCCCTCATTCGTCGCAGCGGTGCACTTGCCGGTGATCGCGCTGCGGCTGTTCTCCCTGCTGGCCGGTACGCTCGGGGTGCTGCCACCTCTCCCGTTGAGTCGGTCGGCCCCGGCAGCAGGGAGCCCCCAACCTTTAACCGAGAGTTAATAGTTCCCTTCCGAGGAGCCTCATGCCCCCGCAGCGGTACCGCAAGAAGCCCGTCGAGATCGAAGCCATGCATTTCACCGACGTGTCGGCTGGCTCCCGGATCGCCGAATGGTGCGGCGGGACGAACGTCGACAGCCCGCACGAGATCCGGATCGACACTCTCGAAGGCACCATGACCGCCACGCTCGGCGACTGGGTGATCCGGGGCGTGAAGGGCGAGTTTTACCCGATCAAGGATGAAATCTTCCGAGCGACCTACGAACCCGTGGAGTCCTGATGCCCGACTTCGCTACCTGGTTGCGTGCCCTGTGCACCCCTACCCCGCGGTCTCTGGAGCAGCCGGTGTTCGTGGCGCCGGTGCTGTCCTGGCAGCTGTGGGGGCCCGGCACTCATGGCTGAGCCTCACGTCGACAACACCGAGCACGGGCACATCACCTGGTGGAAAGGCTTCGGCCCGGCCAACTACGGCCCGTACACCGGCACCTGCCCCCACCATGTCGACGCCGATTCCTGGCTGCGCCCCGTAGCGTGGGGCTGGGATTTCAAGCACTACACCCTCGACCAGTGCCAGCGGTGCGGTGCGCGGGCGTGGCACGACGAGCGGATTCGGCCGACCACCCAGTGGATCGCGAGCCGCCCGGACCTCGTCGGGGTCAGTCGTGCGTAAGCGTCTGGCTCGTGCTCTGATCCGACTCGCCCACCGCATCTATCGGCCGCGGGTGACGGTGGTCGACGCCGCAGACGCCCCTGCCTGGTACCGCGCCGTCCAGGAAGACCTGGACCGGCAGGACCCATGGACCCGCCGGTTGCGCACCCCGGAGTGGGCCGATCTGCTACCTCCCGAACGCCGCGAGTCCCGAGGGTGGAACTGATGGCTGATCTGTGGGATGCGTTCACGTTCGGGGTGACTCGCCTGATCGTGCGCCTGCTCCGCCTGGACCCCTACCGCGACCTGTGATCGCCACCAAGGGTTTCCAAGCGATGTCGGTAGACGTGCTGGTCGAATCCGAATCAGACGTTGAGCGGATCATCGACTGGGTCGCCCAGTTCGAGCAGATCAACGCCTACGGTTCGTGGGACGACGGCAAGAAGTTCGAGCGCGTCACCTTCTGTGCCGAATCGGTAGAGCAATACCAGCGGCTCGTGGACTACGTGGCTTCCTGGGACGGCGAGCACGGCCTGGGCCACGATCGGTTGGCATCGCCAGCAATGACTAAGCGGTAACCAGACAGGAGACTCCAATGGGCAGCGTCGATCTCGACACCATCGTCACCGCCGGCAAGGTCGGCCTGATCATCATCAAGGCCATCATCGAGATCGTCGGCGCCCTCTGATGACTGCGGGAGACGTAGCGCGCAAGCCCGGCCGTTCAGGGCCGGGTTAGCGCATCAACTCCGAGCCTCACGCGACCAGCGGTGTACCTCCTCCACTGGAGCCGCGTTCGCGGCGGTGAGCAGGTACACCAGGTGCGCGTTCAAGGACCGACCTTCGGTTTCGGCAGCCTTGGTGAGTTCGCGGTGCAGTTCGTCGGGGAGTCGCAAACCAAGTCGGATCATGGTGCTATTATGGCACCATGCAGCTTCGGTACAACTTCCGCGTCTACCCGACGCCTGGCCAGCGCATCGCGCTGGCCAAGGCGTTCGGGTGCGCGCGGGTGGTGTACAACGACGCGCTCCGCACCCGCCAGGACGCTTACGAAGCGGGCGAACGCCTGTCGGACACCGACGTGCAGCGCCGCGTCGTTACCGAAGCCAAGAAGACCGACTCCCGTGTATGGCTATCGGAAGTCGCGTCGGTAGCCCTGGTCCAGGCATGCCAGGACGCCCGCGCGGCGTACCGCAACTGGTTCGACTCGATGTCCGGCAAACGTGCCGGACGGAAGGTCGGTCGTCCTCGGTTCCGGTCTCGCAAGGACAACCGGCAGGCCATCCGGCTTACCCGCAACGGGTTCTCGCTGAAGCCGAACAGGAAGCTGTACGCGGCGAAGATCGGGGACCTGGACGTGCGGTGGTCGCGGGACCTGCCCTCGGCCCCGTCGTCGGTCACGCTGATCAAGGACGCGGCTGGGCGCTACTTCGCGTCGTTCGTGGTCGACGTCGACACCGAACCACTCCCGGCGACCGACCCCGAGGTGGGTATCGACCTCGGCCTGTCGACGTTCGCGGTGCTGTCGAACGGCAAGACGATCGAGTCCCCCAAGTTCCTGCGCCGAGCCGAGCGGAAGCTTCGCAAAGCGCAGCAATCTCTGTCCCGCAAGCAGCAGGGCAGCAACAACCGCGCCAAGGCCCGCGTCCGCGTGGCCAAGGCGCACGCCAAGATCCGCGACTCGCGTGCCGACTGGGCGCACAAGAACACCACGGCGCTGATCCGCGAAAACCAAGCGGTCTACGTGGAGGACTTGGCCGTGTCCGGTCTCGCGCGCACGAATCTGGCGAAGAGCGTGCACGACGCAGCGTGGGGCACGTTCCTGCGCATGCTGGAGGACAAAGCTGCCCGGTACGGGCGTGTCGTGCACAAGATCGACCGCTGGTTCCCGTCGTCACAAACCTGCCACGTGTGTGGGCGGGTCGACGGGCCGAAACCGCTGTCGGTCCGTACCTGGTCGTGCCCCTGCGGGGCGGTCCACGACCGGGACCTGAATGCAGCGAAGAACATCCTCGCCGCCGGACGGGCGGAGAGACTAAACGCCTGCGGAGAGACGGTCAGCCTCTCCGCCTAGCGGGGAGCACGTCTCGATGAAACAGGAACCCACCGGAGCCGCACACGCGGCAGGAGGAATCCCTGCCCTTCAGGGCAGGGAGGACGTCAATGCGGGAACCACCTACCTCTGGGACGAGTCCTGGACTCGCCGGTTCACCATCGCCGGTGTCGGAGTGGAGGACCGCGGGCTGCGGCGTCTGACTCTCAGCGTGAATCTTCCGCCCGCTCAGTGGATCGTCGACGGGCAGCCGTTCGTGAACGTCACCATGGACGACCCGGACGGCACTCGCTGGTACGGAGCCCTGACCGACTACGCGCTGAGCAGCGTGGAATTGGCGGGACTACCCGGGCCGGTGCGGGCTTCCATGCTGACCGTGACCTTCAAGCCGTCTCGGGTGATGATCGTTGGCGGCAAGGTGCAGAACATTGCCCCGGCCGGCATCCCGTTCGAGCAGCTGGAGCTGACCGGCAAAGGGCTCCAGTGACCCTCTGGCAGGCGATCAAGCTAAGTGACTGGAGCCACCCTGCATCGCAGCCGCCGACCACCATCGTCCCCACCCACCTGTGGGACGCCCTCGAGGCACACAGGCCCGCCTGGTTCACCCGGCTCCGCGACAAGGGCAGGGTCGTCGTCGTCCGCAACACACCGCCGGCCTGATGGCCCGCGCACGTCTCCGCGTCTGCTCCGAGCCCGGCTGCCCCAACGCCCAACCCGAAGCCCGCTGCGACGAGCACAGGCGCGAGAGGGAACGCCACTACGCCCGCACGACCCCCACGAAGGCCACACGCGACACCGCGGAGCGGCGACGTAGGGCTGATGCTGTAGCCCGTCACAGGGCCGCACACGGCGACTGGTGCCCCGGATGGCAACGCCCCGCCCACCCGTCCACCGACCTCACCGCCGACCACCGCACCCCGATAGCTGCCGGCGGCGACCCCGCCGGCCCGCTCGATGTCCTGTGCCGTGGGTGCAATGCGGCCAGGGGCGCGAGAGTCTCACCTCACTGACCTGCGCAAACGCGCACACGGCAGCATAACCGCAGGTCAGAGCGGTGCAAACGTACGTCGGTCGACGGCCGATGGTGAAGCCCGCCGGACCGCAAGCCTCTGACCTGCGAAAACGCAGCGGAATCGGCATATCCGCAGGTCAAAGCGTTGCAACTCAACACTGAACTCGGTCGAAGCAGGGACCCGTGCACAGGGTCAGCGCTGGACCAGGCCGGCGAAGGTGCGCTATTCGGCCCATCTCGACCAACACCCGATTAGCGAGTTATCCACAGGGCGAAGTTATCCACAGGGGTTGACAACCGCCCGCCGGTGTGAGCCGAGGGATGGTGTTAGCTGGCCGGTAGCCACTAATCGAGTCATCCCGACGATCGCCCAATTAGGACCGCCCGGTCCTATTCGAGCGAAGTGCATCAACACCCCATTAGCGCCCTACCCCAGGGGGGTACCCCTCGGGCGGCCGGCCGCGCCACCTTCGGGGAGGGCGCTCGACCGCGCGGAGGGTCCAGAAAGTGGGGCGAAGACCAACATCACTCGATTAGGACCGCTCGGTCTTGTGTGGGTGATGGGCATGAACACCCGAATAGGACCGGGTGGTTCCATCCCGGCGCGATGCTGGATGGTTGCTGAGCCCTGGCCTGCTGCGACGGCAGGTGGGGGGTGATCCGAGCGCGGCGCGATGCCGGCTGAGGAGGTGTCGGATGAAGGGTGGTGCGAGGAACCGGTCGGGGCCGCAGCCGGACCCGAACTCGGGTCGGTCGGATCGGCGTGGCCTGGAGTTCGTGAGGCTGCCGGCTGAGGGGTATGCCGGGGCGCCGCCGGAGTTCCCGTTGATGCCGAGGCGGATCTACCGCTGGGAGCATGGGGAGAAGGGGGCCCGGTATCAGGTGTTCGATGAGGAGTCGACGGACCTGGTGCGGGATCGGGAAGCTCGGCTGTGGGAGTGGGCGTGGCGGACGCCGCAGGCTGTGGCGTGGTCGCGTGAGCCGTGGCGGTGGCAGGCGGTTGCGCATTGGGTGCGGACGTCGGTGATCTGCGAGTCGGATGAGGCCAACGCCTCTGATCGGGGGTCGCTGCATCGGTTCGCCGATCAGATCGGGTTGACGCCGGCGGGGCTGCGGGAGAACGGCTGGGTGATCGCCGCTGACGAGGTGGCCGCGGCGCGGCAGGAGAAGGTGACGGAGGCTGTGGCTGAGCCGCCGAAGCGCCGGATGCGGGCTGTCTCCGGTGGAGGGAGCTGACGGGTTCCTCGTCGACTTCCCGACTCTTGGGGACATCGGCGAGGCGTGGGTGAAGCGGCACTGCGTCATCCCGGACAAGCAGCACCGCGGTGAGCCGTTCGAGTGGAGCGATTGGCAGTTCTGGTGCGCTGCCAAGCACTACCAGGTCCGGGCGGGTATCGAATGGACCGGCGAGCCGGTGTTCAACCAGGCGTTCGTGTACCGGCGTTCGCAGATCGTGGCACCGCAGAAGACCGGCAAGGGCCCGTGGAGCGCGTCGATCGTGTGCCTAGAAGCTGCCGGCCCGTCACAGTTCGCCGGGTGGGCGGACAAGGGTGATGGGTGGGCGTGCTCGGAGCACGGCTGCGGGTGCGGCTGGGAGTACGAGTACCTGCCCGGTGAGCCGATGGCTGACCGGCATCCCTCGCCGGTGATCCAGCTGACGGCGAACAACGAGGACCAGGTCGGCAACGTGTATCGGCCGTTGGCGGCGATGATCAAGCTCGGGCGGTTGTCGGACTTGATGGCGGTGCGGGAGAACTTCATCCGCATCCTCGGCTCCGATGGCGGGGAGGACTTCGACCGGATCGACGCGGTCACCTCGAGCGCCCGGGGCCGGGTCGGTAACCCGATCTCGTTCGCGCTGCAGGACGAGTCCGGCCTGTACACCAAGCGGAACAAGATGGTCGAGATCGCTGAGCATCAGCGTCGCGGCGCGGCTGGCATGAACGGTCGCACGATGGAGACCACGAACGCTTGGGATCCGGCGGAGAACTCGACCGCGCAGCGCACCTACGAGTCGCAGCGACCGGACATCTTCAAGTTCTTCCGCATCCCCCCGGCGGGGTTGTCGTGGGGGAACCGGCGGGACCGGCGCAAGATCCTGCGCTACGTCTACGACGGGTCGCCGTGGGTGGACTTGGATTCGATCGAGGCCGAGGCGATGGAGTTGAACGAGACCGATCCCGCTCAGGCGGAACGGTTCTTCGGCAACCGCCTGGTGGCGAGGTCGGGATCGTGGCTGCCGCAAGGGTTGTGGGAGAGCCGGTATGGCGACGCTGTGGCTTCCTAACCCCCCGTCGGGGACGCCGATCTGTGCCGGGTTCGACGGGTCGGAGAACAACGACTGGACCGCGCTGCGGTGCGAAACCCGCGCGGGGTTCCAGTTCACTCCCCGCTACGGACCCGACCGGCGTCCAGCGATCTGGAACCCCGCCGAGTGGGGCGGCCAGATCCCCCGTGGTGAGGTGCACGCCGCCGTCGAGCACGTGTTCACCACCTACGAGCTGGCCCGGTTCTACTTCGACCCCCACGACTGGCGCACGGAGGGTGGGGAGTGGGCTCTGGAGCACGGCGAGGAGCACGTGTTCGAGTGGGCGACGAACCGTCCCCGTCAGATGTACAGCGCGATCCGCCGGTTCGAGGCCGACCTGAAGACCCGTATCACGCATGACGGGTGCCCGATCGCCCAGCAGCACATGGATAACTGCCGCAAGGTGCCCAAGCCGGGTGACACCTACGTCCTCGGCAAACCCAACGACCACCAGAAGATCGACGTCGCGATTGCCTCCATCCTCGCTCACGAAGCCGCCAGCGATGCGCGGGCCGCGGGCTGGGAGGACGTTGACGGCCGGATGTTCTGTTTCAGCTGAGGAGGTGAGCGTGGCGATCGTTCTGCGCACGAAGCTGTCCGACGACGAGCGCGACATGGTCAACAAGCTCACCGGCCAGCTCGGTCGCTTGTCGTACAAGGATCGGCTGTACGACGCCTATTACGAGGGAACCCAGAAGCTGGACCATATCGGTCTGGCGGTTCCGGAGGAACTGCGGATCTTCGAGCTCGTAGCGAACTGGCCGCGCATGTACCTCGATGAGGTGTCTCGCCGGCAGAAGGTGAAGAGCATCTATCGGCCTGGTGTCGACACCGCGGATGCGGCGCTGCAGGAGGCGTTCGAGGCGAACAATCTCGAGGCTGAGGTGCCGATTCTGGCCAAGGAGAACATGATCTTCGGCCGCTGCTTCGTCAGTGTCGGCACGAACGAGGACGACAAGGATCATCCGCTGATCACCGTGGAGTCGCCGCGGCAGATGTCGTGCCTGGTGAATCAGCGCAAACGCCGCATGGATGCTGCGCTGCGCCGGTATCGGGAGCAGGACGGCACGCAGGTAGCGACCCTGTTCCTGCCGGACAGGACGATCCAGCTCGTCGCGAGCAGCAACGGCTGGGATATCGACGTGGTGGGCGACGACAACGGCATCGACGAGCATGGCCTGGGCCGAGTGCCGGTGGTGCTGTTCCTCAACCGCCGCCGCCTCGGTTCATGGACGGGCACAACGGAGATGGCAGACGTCATCCCCCTCACCGATGCGTGCGCTCGTGCGTTGACGGACCTTCAGTACGGCGTGGAGACCGTAGCTGTGCCGAAGCGGTACGCGATCGGTGTGTCGAAGGGTGACTTCGTCGATAAGGACGGCAAGCCGCTGCCGGTGTGGAAGGCCTACTTCGACGCGCTGTGGGCGACACAGAAGTCGTCGAAGGATGTCACCATCGGCCAGCTGCCGGGTGCGGACCTGGCCGGGTTCCACAACACGGTGAAGCTGTACGCCGAACTGGCCAGCTCGGTGACGGGTTTGCCATTCCGGTACTTCGGCGCCAACACCGCAAACCCTGCGGCGGAGGGCGCGATCAGGGCTGATGAGTCTCGCATCGTGTCCAACGCCGAGGAGAAGAATGCCCACCTCGGTGTCGGGCTGGGTTGGGTGCTGGCCCTCTACGAGAGGTTCCGCACTGGGAACTTCCCGCCGGCGGGTGAGCCGATCGCGGTGGAGTGGCGGAACCCGGCCACCCCCACCCGCGCCGAGGAAGCGGACGCGATCCAGAAGCTCAACGGCGGCAACCCGGTTCTTTCCCGCGAGGGGTCGTGGGACGAAATGGGCTGGGACGAGCCCCGCAAGGCGAGAGAGCGTAAGTACTTCGAGAACGAAGGTATGGACCCCGAAGTGTCTCGGGCGATCCGGGAGCAGGAGAGCATCGCCGCCACCCGTGCCCAGGTGCAAGACCAGCTCGAGGCCGACCGCGCCGAACCTGAGGACGACAGCGCCTGATGGCTGGTCTCACCACCCGGCTGATGGACTTGGAGTCTGCGGCCCTGTTCGACCGTCTCCAGCGCCAGGCGGCGGTGGACGCGATCGAGGAGATCGCGAAGCGGTGGGCGACCTCCCCGCCGAACGACTTCGGTGTCTGGTTCGACCGCAACATTGCCCGGCTGACCCGGGCAGTGGAGGCAGGGCAGTCCGCCGCGGTGCGTGACGTCGAGCGGTATGTCGACGACGCCCTGGACGAGCAGAACATCCGCGCCCCGAAGGTGGCCACGCCCACGCATGAGCGGCTGGTGGGCGTCACCGCAGACGGTCGGACGATCGAGGGCTTGCTGGCGCAGACGGTGATCGGCGCCCGCGCCGCGATGGCTGAGGGTGTCCCCGCCTACAAGGCATGGCAGGACGCCGGTTACGAGGCTCGCCGGGTGATCTCCAACGAGATCGCCGACGCTGGCCGTGCCGCTACTGGAGTGGGCATCGTCTCGCGTCTCGGCGTCGGCTATGTGCGGATGCTGGTGCCACCGTCCTGCTCGAGATGCGTGATCCTCGCGGGCCGCTACTACCACTGGTCACGAGGCTTCCGTCGGCACCCGAACTGCTTTCCGGCGGGGACTGTGGTCAGCGGACCGTCAGCTGAGGCCGCCACGCGGAGGTGGTTCGAGGGGGAACTCGTCGTCTTCACGACCGCGAGCGGCAAGCAGTTGTCCCTGACCGGTAATCACCCGGTACTGACACGTGGCGGGTGGGTTCCGGCGAACCTCCTCAATGAAGGTGACGAGGTAGTCCGCAGCACCAGGCCCCAAGGTGCTACGCCCCTCGTAGTCCCAGACCATCACCAGGTGCCAGCCCTCATCGAGGATGTATGGGGTTCGTTCGCGGTGAACGGTCTTCACCGCGTGCCAGCCGCCCCCGAGGACTTCCATGGCGACGGGCAGCGCGGCGAGGTCGACATTGTGGGCCCCGATCGCACGTTGTGGTGTGGTCACGATGCCGCGATCGCGCAGCAGCGTGAACAGCAGTTCTTCACCAGGCGAACCGAATCGTCCGGCCTGCTCGTTGCGGAGAGCGTTGCGCAACTTGTCGATTTGTGGCAAGCGCCGCATTCTGGCAGCTCGATTGGCCGCAGCGGCTTGCCGTTTGCGCTCATCGGCGGTCATGGCGGCGGCCCGGTTGAGCGCGGCCTCACTGTGGCTGCGGGGGGTTATCCCGGCCTGCACGAGGCGCTTGCGGATTATCGCCCTGGAGACGCCGTACTGCCGCCCCAGGGCGTATTCGCTGGCTCCAGCGAGATAGGCGGAGACGATTGCGTCATCGGGAAGGTCGACTCCACGCGTTGGGATGCCCCGGCGCTTCCGTTCCTTGTGGAAGGCCGTGCGGGATACGCCAGTCGTGGCAAGGAGTTGTTCGACCGGCTCACCGGCCAGGTAGAGCTGGATCGCATTGTCATATTGCGAAGGGTCCAGTGGAGCGGGCATGTATTCAGCCTGACTTCGTCGGAGGGTTGGCACACAGCTAACAGTCTCATTGTATCAAACTGCAACTGCCGCCATATCCCCTCCCGCGAGGACCGTGCCGACGAGATCACCACCGACCCGAAGAAGTACTTCGAGTCCCTGTCCGAAGCCGACCAGAACAAGACCTTCGGGCAGGCGGGCGCGCAGGCGATCCGCGACGGCGCCGACATGAGCCAGGTGGTGAACGCCCGCCGCGGCCTGACGATCATCGGCGGACGCGCCCAGCGCAGTGAGGTGTACGGCCGTCGACTGCTGACGACCACCGAGGGTGTGACGCGCCGGGGACAGGCTGGACGGGCTATGCGCGCCCGCGGCCGCAACGCCCGCACCACGCCCCGGTTGATGCCCGAAGCGATCTACGAGATCGCCGAGACCCGCGCGGAAGCGATCGAACTGCTCCGCAAGTACGGCTACGTCGCGTAGCCCCGAAGAGCTTCCCGTCCGGCGCGAGGCCGGTCGGAATTTCCCCCGCGATGGAGGATCAGTAATGACGGCACCTGCCACCGGCACCCCCGCCCCCGCGGACCCCGGAACGACAGAGCCCACGGCACCCCCGGTGTCGACACCGAACGCCGAGCCCGCGACGGGCACCGGTGACGGTGATCTCGGCGAGTCCGGCCTCGCTGCTTTGAAGGCGGAGCGGAAGGCTCGCGCGGCCGCGGAGAAGGCGCAGGCCGCTCTGGAGGCGAAGGTCAAGGCGTTCGAGGACGCCCAGAAGACCGAAGCCGAACGGACGGCGGAGCGCATCGCCGCGCTCGAGAAGGACGCGGCGAAGGCTCTGCGGTACGAGGCGGCCGAGAAGGCGGAGCTGCCGTTGTCCCTCGCTGCCAGGCTCAACGGCTCCACGCTCGAGGAGCTGATCGCCGATGCCGGGCAGCTCAAGCAGCTGATGGGGATCAACGCCCCCGACACCCCCGCACCTGCCCCCACCCCGAAGCCGGACCGCCGGCAGGGCGGCGGCGAGACCAATGCCGGGGGATCGATGACCGCGGGCCGAGATCTCTACCGGCAGCGCAAACGAACCTGACCCCCAGAGAAGGAGGGGAAACAATGCATCTCCAGCTGAAGACCGAGAGCTTCGGCCAGGACGACCAGTCGTGGCTGGCATCGGGTGAGGGCACTGAACGTGCCCGGTCGATCACCCTCGACATGTCCACCTTCGCCGCCGGTGACTACGCCGACGGCTACCTCAAGTCCGGGTGGACGCTGCGCAAGCTCGCTTCCGGCTTGTACGGCAAGCGCAGCAACAGCGACACCGAGGACATCGCGGGTCACCTGCTGACCGCGGTCACTGTTCCGTCCGGTGTAACGAAGGTCGGTGCCGCGCTGCACTGGCATGGCGCCGTCATCGCCGCCAAGGTCCCCAATCCGCCCGATGCTGCAGGCCAGGCGACGGCCAAGCAGATCAGCTACTTCTGAGAGGAGGCGTAAGCCATGGTGGCTCTCGTCATCAACAGTGACTACGTCACTCCCGCCGAGCTGACCGGCTACGTCCGTGAGGCGTTGGCGGACCAGCCGATCAACGACCTCTCACTGGTCGACCAGCTGTTGCCGGACACGATGATCGACGACATCGAGTTCCGCGCCAACATCACCCAGCACGGTCTGCGCCGCGCCGGCCAGTTCCGTGCCTACGACACCGAGGCTCCTATCTCGGGGCGTCGGGGCATTGAACGCATCTCCGGTGAGCTGCCCCCGCTCAGCGAGAAGCGGCTGCTCGGCGAGTACGACCGGCTGCGGATGCGGAAGGTCCCCGACGCGATCCGCAACGTCATCTTCAACGACGCCGTGGAGCTGGCGCAGGCGCTGCGGACCAGGATGGTCCTGGCCAAGGCCGACGCCATCGTCAACGGCGAGGTCGCATTGGAGGAGAACGGTCTCGAGCTCAAGGTCGAGTTCAAGCGCGCCCCAGGGCACACTGTCACCGCGGCGACGCTGTGGAACGTCACCGGTGCCGGTGCGGCTGACCCGATCCTGGATCAGGAGAGCTGGTTCTCCACATTCCGTGTGACCCAGTCCGGTAACCCGGTCCGGGCGATCACCTCCCAGCGGGTGATGTCGGCGCTGATGCGCAATGACAAGATCCGCGCCCACGCGTTGCCCGTTGGCTCCACTCAGGGCATCGTCACCCGAGAAGCGGTGAACGCGCTGTTCACCTCGTTCGGGCACCCGCCATTCGAGATCTTCGACGCGCAGGTGGAGGATTGGGAGGGCAACGCTACCCGTCTGATCCCCGACGACGTGATCGTCTACGTCGGCGCCGCCAAGATCGGTGAGACGCTGTGGGGCACCACCGCCGAAGCGTTGGAGCCGCAGTACGGCATCGACGCCACCGAGGCGCCGGGCATCGTCGTCGGCAGCTTCATCACCCCCGACGCCACCCAACGGTGGACCAAGGCCAGCGGTATCGGCCTGCCGATGCTGTTGAACGGCAACGCCACGATGGTCGCGAAGGTGCTGTGATGGCGCGCCAGCTGATCGCGCACGTCCACGTGTACGACGGCGACGGCAGGGCGCACGTGTTCGGCCCGGGAGACAACGTCCCGGACGAGCTCGCCAAGCGCATCACCAACCCTGCGGTCTGGGAATCGAACCGCGACTCCGACGATGATCCGTCGGAGTCGTGGACGGTGGCCGACCTCAAGGCCTACGCCGAGCTGCACGACATCGACCTCGGCGAGGCCACGAAGAAGGCCGACATCCTCGCAGTGATCGCGCAGGCCGATGACCGCTCCTGACCCGCTGTCGCTGTTCGACATCGGCGACGTCCAGGCCATCGCCGGGGAGACGTTCGAGGAACCCGAAACCACCCAGGTGAAACGGTTCATCGATATCGCCGCTGCGAAGCTACGCACCAAGGTGAGCCGACTCGACGAGCGGATCTCCACCGGTGCCCTCGACCCTGTGCTGGTCAAGGGCGTCGGTGCAGAGATCGTGCTGCGCGCAGTCGCGACGCTGCGCCGCGGTATCGGTGTGCGACGCACCGAATACCCCGAAATCAGCACCGAGTACGAACCCGCCACAGCGGGTGGGTTGGTGCAGGTCACCGACGACGACATCGCCGATCTGATCGACGACGCCGGAAGCGGTGACGCGTTCACGATCCGGGTCAGTGCATGACCCGGCTGCCTGAACGCTGGACCCTGCTGCGTGACGGCGAACCCACCCAGGACCCGTTGACCGGCAACAGGATCGACGGTCCGCCGATCGAGGTGCCGTGGTGGGGGCTGCTCCAGAAACGCAGCCTCACCGACCTGCAGGTGGAGGAGTTCGAGGACGGGCGAGCGAGTCAGCGGTTGATTCTGCTTCTCGACCCCGGACTGCCGGGCGGCACCGACCGCCGTGACCGGTGGCGTTTCGACGGCCCCGCCAGTGTGGCCGATCTGGTGAAGGTCGGCGACATCGTCACCGTGCAGGGCACCCCCCGTAACCGGCGACCGGCTAGGGGATCTCGCCGCCCGGCATACATCGCCGCCGTCGTGCGGCACAGCAGCGATCTCAAGGAGTAGACCATGATCAAGTCGTGGACCGACCCCGCCGGCGTCACCCACTACGCCGACGAGCATTCCAAGGCCTACCGTATCCGCACCGAAGCCAAGCCCGACACCGACACCCGCATCGACCCCGCCGCGGGTCAGACGGTCGAGGATGTGGTGGACAAGGCTGAGAAGCCGCGGCGCGCCGTGACCGTGAAGGCGCCCGAAGCCTGATGGCCGGCAACAACTTCGTCGGTGGCGGGCGGGCGCGGCTGGAGATCTTCGAGGCCGCGGTGTACAGCGAAGCCCGTCGAGGATCGACCCCCTCCCGGATTCAGATGGCCGAGCAGGCTGCCGCGAAGGCACGTCAGCTCGCGCCGGTGGTGTCGGGCGCATACCGCGACGGAGTTGACGTCGAGGTCGACGGCGACCAGGTGTTTCTGGTCGACAACGACCCGCTGGCGTTCATCAAGGAGTTCGGCACCGTCGACACTCCCGCGCACGCGATCCTCACCGACGCCGCACGTGAACTCGCCCGCTACAACGACCGCGGCGCGTTCCGCGCCCAGACGGGCCTCGGATGACACCGCCGATCCCGTTCGCGCCGGGCGCGGTCCGCCTGTTCCTGATCGCGCAGCCTGCCTTCACTGCATTGTGCCCGCCCGAGGCCGTGTCGACGCGCGATGCGCCGGACCCGATCACCGGGCCGTTCGTCACGATCAGGGCACCCGGCAACATCGGCTCCGACCCGATGCTGCGGTCACCGCTGGTCCAGATCGACGCGTGGGTGCCGAAAGCCGCCCCGGGCGAGAAGGACCCCGAAGAGGTCGCGTGGGACATCGCGGCCATGGCCGGGCAGTTGCTCGGCCGAACCCGCGCCCAACAGTTCCGAGGGTCGGCGTGGACGGCCCGCTGGACCGATGGACCCATCACCAGCGTGGACAAGACCCGCGGCGCGGATCAACCGCTGTACCGCGCGACGGTGCGTGTCGAGCTCAAGATGCGCGCGCCCCGCAACTAACCCCCATCTCCGGCCCGCCTTGGCGGGCACCTCACCAGAGGAGGCATCGTGAGCGATCACGCCGCACCCGAAAAGTCCTACATCTGGCTCGACGGCGACGGTTACCGCGCCCCGGCCCGCACCGCCCGCCCCGAAGACCCGTTCGCGATCGATCCCGTCAGCGGGTCGGTCCGCTGGGATGCCTTCGGCGGCATCGAGGCCGGCTTCGAGTTGACCCCAACCCGGGACGTCAACCCGAAGCGGGTATGGAACCGCAGGTTGGCCCCGTACAAGGTCATCAAGTCCCCGACCGAGGAGCGGATCAAGCTGCGCCCGGTGGACTACTCGGTGGCCACTGTGCTGACCGCGCTGCAGGGCGGCAGCATCGCCGAGGTCCCGCCCGGCTCCGGTGTGTACGAGTGGTCGATGGGCGACGACGAAGAGTTCGCGCTGCTGATGGTGCTGCGCGACGACGCGGCCACCCAAGCGTTCTACTCCCCGCTGGTCACCCTCACCACCCCGCCGCCGCGCACCTTCGGCGGTGAGGATCTGGACGGGTTCGAGCTCGAGCTGCTGGCCCTGGAACCGTTCGTGCCGCTCACCAGCTTCAACCCGCTGCAGACACAGGCGACCGTCACCCTCCCGGCGGGCACCACCGGCGGCACGTTCACCCTGTCGTTCGGTGGGCAGACCACCACCGGCATCGCCTACGACGCGACCGCGGCCACGGTGCAGTCCGCGCTGGAAGCCCTCTCCACTGTGGGCACCGGCAACGCGACGGTCACCGGCCCCACCGGCGGCCCCTACGCGGTGACCATCACCGCGCCCGGCACCCTGTCGGCCAGCGGCGCGAGCCTCACCCCAGCGGGCACGGTGGTCATCTCCTGATGGCAACCACCAAGCGCGCGACCACCCCTCGCACCGCCCGGCCGGCGCGGGCCACCAAGCCCGCGCCGGCCGCGGAGGCCATCGACATCCTCGCCGACTTCGGCACCGACGAGAAGCCGCCCGTTCCCATCCTCCTGGGCGGTGTCGAGGCCGATGTGCGTCGCGGGTTCTCCGGCGATGAGGTGGTGCAGTTCCACAAGCTGCTCAGCCGAGGCGAGTTCGAGCAGATGCTCACCCTCATCACCACCGACGGACCCGGACTGTGGCAGTTCATCGCCGACCTCAACCCGGACCTGGCGTCGAAGGCGATGAACCGCATCATCAACCTGAGCGAGCTGGCAGAGGGAAACCTGCTCGCGCCCTTGCCGGGCTACGGGATGACCAATCCCGCTGGGGCGCAACCTTCGCCAGAGTCCAGCACTACCACGGGGTGAACTTGCGGGTCGCGCTCGCGACCATGCCCTACACCGATGTGGCGGCACTGATCGAAGACGCCGAAGCCCGCGACGCGCAGCGGGCCCGCGACAGCGAGAACCTCGCCATGCTCGTGGACCGCTGCGACTTCGATACCACCTTCGGCTACGTCTCCGCAGTCACCGACCCCGACGACCCTCAGGTCAAGGCAGAGCGGGCACGGCGCCTCAAGTACGGCATCAAACCACCCCCGACCCCGATCCTGCCGCCGGTCGCGCAACGCCCTCCGGAGATCACTGACCTGCTGATCGCCCGGTTCCGGGAAGCGCAGAAGCCCTATCAGATCCCCGACCAACGCTCGTCTGGTCCGAAGTCGAAACTCGCGCAACTGAATCAGGCGCGCGCTCAAGCTGGGAGGTGAGCCTGTGGCCGGTGGCCGGATCGACATCCTCGTTGCACCCGACCTGCGTCAGTTCATCCCTGCCATGCGGGCAGGTCTGGCGCCAGCGGTCGGGGTGGCGGGAGCGATCGGCGCCAGCCTCGGCGTCGCCGTCGGCGGGGCCGCGGTGGCGTTCGGCAAGGTCATCGAGATCGGTAACGACTTCACCACCAGCCTGAACACGATGAAGGCCGTCGCCGGTGCCACCGCCGATCAGATGGCGAAGGTGTCGGAGAAGGCCAAGCAGCTCGGCAACGACGCCCAGCTGCCCGGCACCTCCGCCAACGACGCCGCAGCGGCGATGACCGAACTCGCCAAGGGCGGGTTCACCGTCCAGCAGTCGATGGACGCCGCCCGCGGATCCCTCGCGTTGGCGGCCGCAGCGCAGATCGACGCCGCCGAAGCCGCCCGTATCCAGTCCTCGGCGCTGCAGGCGTTCGGGCTGGATGCCAGCCAAGCCAGCCGGGTCGCCGACGTGCTCGCCAACACCGCCAACGCATCCTCGGCAGAGATCTCCGAAGTCGCCTACGCCCTGCAGAGCGGCGGCGCGGTGGCCAAGCAGTTCGGGCTGACCATCGAAGACACCGCCGCCGCGATCGGCCTCATGGCCAACACCGGCATCAAGGGCTCCGACGCCGGCACCCTGCTCAAGTCGGCCTTGCTGGCCATCACCGACACGGGCAAGCCCGCTCAAGAAGCGATGGAGCAGCTCGGACTGAGCGTGTACAACAACGAAGGCCATTTCGTCGGCCTGCGTTCGCTTTTCGAGCAGCTCGATGTTGCCGCCGGACGGATGACCCCGGAGATGTATCAGGCGGCCACCGCCACCCTGTTCGGCTCCGACGCAATGCGGTTGGCGTCCATCGCGGCCGACAAGGGCGCCGAAGGCTTCGACAAGATGCACGACGCCATGTCGAAGCAAGGCTCTGCCATCGACGTCGCCGCGGCGAAAATGGAGGGCCTGCCCGGCGCGATGCAGCGCATCACCAACGCGGCCCAGAATTTGGCCCTCGAGGTGTACGACCTCGTCAAGGGACCGATGGAATCCCTAGCCGAGGGCGCCGCGAACCAGATCACCGCGATGACACCCCGCATCGTCGACGGCCTGCACGCCACCGCCGATGCCGCGATCGATGTCGGGCAAGCGATCGCGCCGGTGATCGCCACCATCGCCGACCTCCCCGCACCGGTGCTGGCGGCAGCCGCTGCGTTCGTCGTGCTCCGCACCACCTCCCTCGCGGCGATGTTCGCCACCGCCGCATCCGCAGCAGGCAGCTTCCTCGTCGCCGCCCGCAACGTCGCCACCGCCACCGGCGGTGTCGCCAACGTCGCCGGTATGGGCGCGGTCGCGATGGGCCGGTTCGGCTCCGCTGTCCAGCAACTGGGCCAGCACGCCCCGGTGGTCGCGCGGATGCAGCAGGCGTACATGAACGCCGCCACCGCCGCGAGCACGTTCGGCCGCACCCAAGGCGCTGTCGCCGCCGGCGCGGTGGGTGTGCGGTCCGCGGTCAGCGGTGTGGTCAGCGCCCTCGGCGGCCCTTGGGTCATCGGACTCGCCGCCGCCGCAGCCGCGGTGTACCAGCTGTACTCGGAGATGCGGAAGGGCGAAGAGCACGCCAAGGCGATGCGTAACAGCCTCCGCGAAATAGGCGCCACGCGAAGTGAACTCGCTGAGCTGTTCGCGCTGAACGAGGGCGCGTTCAACGACCAGGCCATTCAGAACGTGACCCGGCAGATCGGGATCATGAAGAAGAGCCTGGACGACGCGGCGAACTTCAAGCCCGGTTTCCTCGAACGCAACTTCACCCCGCCGTGGATGGACTCGGCGCGTAACAAGCAGTGGTACGCCGAGCAGTGGGAGGGCGCCAAGCGGGTCATCGACGACCTCAAGCTGTCTGACGAGCAGCTGGCCGCGACCCTTGCCGACAGCAGCAAGTTCAACGAACTGTCGGCCAAGTTGCAGACGATGGGCACCCACGGCAGGTTCGCGCTCTCGGAGCTGCAGGCGTTGCGGGATGAGATCGTCCGCACCCAGGAGACCGCCCGCAACACCACGCCGGGGTTCGCCACCCTCAGCCAGGCGGTGAAGGTCCTCGCGGATGCGTCGTCGTCGGCGGCCGAGCGGATCGACGCGATGAAGACCGCCCTGGACGTGATGTCGGGCAAGCCGATCGCCGCTCAGGACGCGTTGGCCAAGTACAACCAGCAGGTTCGCGATACCGCCGCTGCCACCTCCGAGGCGTGGGACGCCTCGCAAGGATTCGGCGCCCAGCTCATCGGGCAGGGCGGGCAGGTCGACACCGCCACCGCCAACGGCCAGCGCCTGTACGAGACGCTGACGAAGATCCGCGACGCCACCATCACCGCGGCCGAGGCTGGGGTGCCGCTGGGCCCGATCTTGGCGCAGAACGATCAGCAGTTCGCGCAGTTGGCCAACTCCACCGGTCTGGCGCAGGAGCAGATCAACCAGATGGCCGCCGCCCTGGGCTACCTGCCGCGCGACATCGAGATCCTGGCCAACCTGCGCAACGCCGACTCCGTCGAGCAACAGCTGCTCGTCATCCAAGGTCTGCTGCGCACCAACGCCAACGGTGTGGAGATCCCGGTCCAAGCGTTGACCGAGGAAGCGCGGGCCCGGCTGACCGAGGTCGGCGCGAAGATCGAGGACGTCAACGGCAAGCCCGGAATCGTCCACGTCACCGCCCCGAACCTGGCTGCGGTGTTGGCGAGCCTGGATTCGCTGATCGCGAAGAAGCTCCCGGACAAGACCCAGAAGGTGAACATCACCTACGAGGAAGCCACCGCCTCCGGTGAGTGGCGTGCCCCGATGGTGATCCCGCAGCCCCGCGCCGACGGAGGCGTGGACGGACCCCTGCCCAGCCAGGCCGTGATCCAGTCCCCGAAGTCACGGCTCTACCAGTGGGCCGAACCGGAAACCGGTGGAGAAGCGTTCATTCCGCTGGCGCCCGCCAAGCGAGGCCGCTCCGTTCAGATCCTCGACCAGGTCGCCGGGATGTTCGGGTTCGGGCTGACGAAGATGGCTGACGGCGGTATCGCGGTCGGCCGGGCCATGAACTTCCTGCGCGGCGAATCCGGCAAGCCCTACCAGTACGCAGGCGTCGGCAACCCGAGTTGGGATTGCTCAGCGTTCATCTCCGCCGCCTACGCCCTGCTCAAGGGGCTGGACCCCTACATCCGCTGGTTCACCACCGAATCGGACTTCACCACGCTGGGCTTCCGGCAGGGCAAGGACCCAACCGGGCGCGGCTTGGACATCGGGATCTTCCGCGGCGGCGGCGGCCAATATTCGCACATGGCCGGCACCCTCGCCGGTGTCGCGCTCGAGTCGGGCGCCAACGGTGTCCTCGTCGGTGCTGGGGCGCAGAGCGCGGCCAGCCCCGAACTTCCATTGAAGTTCTACCTTCCCGCGTCGGCGTTCAACCCGCCCGACTCCGGCGCCTCCCGCAGCCGTCGGTCGCGGTCCTCGTCGACCCGCGACACCTGGGACGAGTCCGACGAGCTGGAGTTGGAGTCCGCGCGGATCTCGGCCAACCAGGCACGAGAGGACCGCGACCGGGATCTGGCGGATGCGAAGAAGACCCCGGACGAAAAGCGGCAAGCCGAAATCCGTGCCCGCCAAGCCCAGCTGCGGGTGGAAGAGATGGAGCAGCAGAAGGCCGAAGCCAACTCCACCGGCGGGCCGGTCCCGGAAGCGCCAGAACTGACCGGGTCGATGTCAGACGACGAGATCCGGTTGGCCGACCTGCAGCAGGCGCTGGAGACCGCCAAGGCCGACCGCAACGAAGTCTACGCCGACCCCGACGCTACCGACGAGGACCGGGCCGCGGCCGACCGCGAGGTGTATTCGGCGATGAACGCCATCGTCGCCGAGCAGAAGAAACAACGCGAATCCCTCGCCGGTGCCAGCGGGTCCAGCTACACCGGGACCAGCCCGATCCAGATGCTCGGCGACGCCATCTCCGAAGCCGTCACCGGCCAGCTCAAGGACGCACTCAACGTCGTCGGACTGGGCGGAGACATCGGGGGAGTCACCGGCGCCGCCATCGGTGTCGCCGCCGACCTGGCCAAGCAGTCCCAGGACAAGCCCACACCGGCCTCACCCAGTGCGGGCGAGCTGGCCAAGCAGGGTCCCGTCGTGCCCGGAAGCCCGGGCTGGATCGAGGAGTTGATGAAGACGCTGCGCATCCCCGCGGTCGTCCGCGACCAAGGCGGTCCGCTACCTGACGGCACCGTCGCGATCAACACGAGCGGTGAAACCGAATGGGTGCTCACCGGCGCACAGATGCGCGATGCCGCGACCCGCCGGTCCCGGCCGATGCAGAACATCGACGCCCGCACGATCATCGAGAACCTGCACACCGGCATGAGCGCTGGCGAGTTCCAGCGCGAGTGGAAGATGCTGCAGATCAATCAGCGGGACCGGGTGCGCGGATTGGTGCCGCGCGCATGATCGAGCTGCCCGACGAAACACTCATCGAGTTGGAGGGCTGCGACGGCCAATGGTGGCCGCTGGCTGGCCCTGGCCAGTGGGGGCGAGGGGTGTGCCTGGCCGACGAGGATGAGGGCACCGACTTCGACGGCATGTACGAGTCGCCGGTCACCGCGATCTACAACTCGACAGCGTTCGAGGTCGGCGCCCACTTCGGCGGCACCCGGGAGGAGAAGTTCGACTTCATCCTGGCCCTGCACGTCAAGGGCGAGAAGGGTACGCCGTGGCGGTACATCGACTCCGCGTTCCGTAACTCCCTGAGCTTCCGCCGGGAGTCGAAACTGTGGGTGGCCACCGGGGATTCGCGCCGCCGACTCCCCGTCCGTCTGGGCGCGAAGGTCAACATCAAGGCGGTCAACGACCCGAACTCCGAGCAGTACGGGAAGCTGCTGGTGCCGCTGGTCGGCGCCTACCCGCGCTGGGTCGAAGACCCCGCTGTGTCGACGTTCATCACCCAGACCGACACCACCGGAGGCGGGACAGAGACCGGGTACGTGACGGTGTCGAACCCGCTGCCTGAGGACTACGAGATCTGGCCGGTCTGGCAGATCCAAGCCTCCGCCGCCGGGATGGTGGTCACTTTGCCCGACTACTCGTGGGGCAGCGACCTCTACGACCGCGCCGAAGAAGACGCCCTCCGCAAAGTGGTGCTCGCGCCGCTGCTCGCCGGCGAGCATCTCGAGATCAACACCGACAAGATGGCGTGGGGCGGCCAGTTCAACTCCTCCCTGGACACCGAGTTCCCCCAGCGGATGGGCGGCCGGCGCCTGAACTACTCGATCCCGGGCCGCACCAAACCCACTCAAGTCCCCGTCACCGTGACCGGCGCACCCGCTGGGACCGGTATCCGGGTGCTGTGCCCGCGGCCGTGGCCGCGCCCGTGGGGAGGTGAAGCGTGACCACCGTCGAAACGATCGACTTCGACCAGGTCTTCGGCGAGATCGCCGAGCGGCTGCGCAAGGACCAAGAACGGCGTATCCGCAAACCCTTGGTGCGGATCTGGGACGGCGACTGGAACCTGGTCGGCGAAGTCCACAACGAGATCTCCGCGAAGTTCACGCTGCCGGAGAACGAAACCGGCGTCGGCACGATCGAGCTTCCCGCCCAGTACTACCTGTCGAAGTGGCTGACCAACCACGACGACCGCCTCCACAACGTCCACGTCACCGTCGACAAGGACGGCGCCCGGTGGGGCGGAATGCTCGACGACCTCGAAGGCTACAAGGACGATACCGGCCGCCGGGTCGTGAAGGCATCGTTCAAGTCGGACTACGAGCACCTCAAGAACATCCTGGCCTACAGCAATCCGTTTCTGCCGCCGGAGATCCAGTTTCCGCGGCTGTGGATCTTGTTCGGGCCGGCGAAGTGGGCGCTCAAGCTGACTTTGTTCGTCAACCTCCTCCGCCTGCAAGGGCTGGATGGACTGTGGACGCTGCCCGACGACCCGATGGATCCCGAGCAGTGGTTCGACCTCGACCAGTCGAATTGGCAGATGGTGGTGGCGCCGACCCCGATCGGCACCGACCATTCGCAGTTCGCGATCATCAGCTCCCGCTTCAAGTACATGCACGACGTCGCCAAGCGTGCGGTCGCGGACGCGCAGCTGACATGGCAGCCGCGCCGCTACCTCGACGGTGACGAACCGCCCTGGGAGGGCGCGGACCTCAAGCACGGCTGCCTGGTGTGGGACCTCGTCGACAACTCCGGCTGGGACACCGAAACATCCTTCGGCGGCAACATCTTCACCGGACTCGTTCGCGCGTTCACCACCATCGGCTCCGACGGCATGACCGAAGGCGTCGACATCATCGACGACCCGACATTCCCGCCGGAGTACTCCATCCCCGGGTGGAAGGGCACGATCCCTCGGGCACCGGGCATCATCCTGCGCGACGGCGAACGCACCGGCATCCAGTCCCACAGCTTCCACTGGAAACCGGCCACGGCCACCGAGTTCGTCACCGGCGGCCACTCGATGCCCGGCGTGAACGAGCTGATCTCGGCCACCATCAACATGGTCGGGGATCTGGTGGCTGCCGCGTTGTTCATCCCGCCCGTCGGCGGCATGGCCGACGCCCTACTCAAACCGCTCTACACCGACGTCTTCCTGGCGTTCATGAAGTGGCAGGACATCGGCCGCGCTCAGAAGCTGGGCTGGTCGCACTACTTCGAGACCTGGTGCGAGGGCGCCGACCGCGCCTATACCTTGTCCGCGCTGATCGCACTGAGGACGGGGATGTGGCGGACCCGGGAGCAGACGTCCCACACCGTCACCGTCGCTGACGGCGTGGAGAACCTGCGTATCGGTGAGCGGGGCAAGGGCAACGCCTTCCTCGGAACCCGTATCGGCACCACTGTCCGCGACTGGGGCAAGCCCGGCCGCGTGTACGTCGACCGCATCACCGAACTCGTCCTCGCCTGGGACCGCGCCACCACCCCGGCGTGGACGATCACCGTCGGTCACCGCGAACCCGAAGACCCGGTGGCCAAGGCTCTGGAAATGCTGCAAGACGTCATGTCCATCGCCCGCGACCTGGGTGTTCTGTAGGAGGTTGGATTGGGCAAGATCTGGCAGCTCGAGGACATCGACCCCGACGACCCCGAGCAGCGGTTCCTGCCTGTGCTCCAGTACATCCCGGTCGGGTTCGGCACCGACGCCGGCGGCCGCAACCGGATCGTGCTTCCGGAAGCGTTGGCCCGCGCGATTTCCAAACACCTCACCGAGTGCGGTGTCCCACCGGTCGACCCCGCGCAGGCGGTGAAGAAGCTCCGCGCCCCCTACCGCGGCGAGCAGTCACCGCTCAATCCGCTCGGAGACTGGGTCTCGATCGACGAGCCCGAACCGCCCAAGGTCCGGCTGCAGGACCCGGCGGCGATGACCCCACCAGAACGGACCGCGCTGGTGGAGAAGCTGCGCTACATGGGGTACCGGATCAACGAACCCCTCGCGCCGAAGCCCGTCGCCCAAGTCATCGACGCGATCGACGACCCACCGCGCTTCGACCCGCACACGCACTCGGTGACCGAGGTCAACGCCTACCTGCGCGACCTCGACGACGAGGTGGAGAAACGCCGCGTGCTCTACCAGGAGAAACGCGGGCAGGCCCGCCGAGGAATCCTCAAACGCTGGGAAGGAGCCTGATGAGCTTCCGAACCGTGTACGACTACACCCATTCCGAGAACGGGTGGCCGATGTGCGACAGAGACGAATGCGTGATCGCTGACGTCCCGCTGGAGTTCATCGACACCGCGCCAATCCGGCGAGGCGACGCGGCCACGATCCTCGGGGCGTGGATGGTCTGGTACGACCGCAACGTCGAGGAGATCGTCTCCCCGGTGTGGGGGTGGTCCCGCGAGAACTTGGTGCGCAACAGCAACCACCTGTCGGGCACGGCGATCGATCTGAACGCTCCGAAGTACCCGTGGGGACGGCGGGTGATGGCCCGTGACCTCATCGACAGGGTCCGTGCAGGGCTGCTGCTGTTCGAGGGCTGCGTGTTCTGGGGCGCGGACTGGACGAGAGCCGACGAGATGCACTACCAGATCGGCCGGCTCGAAGGCGACCCGGTGCTGGTGAGCTTCGCGCAACGCCTGCGCGCCGGGCACCTGGGCATCTACGGCCCACCTCCACCGCCGGAGTACAGCGAGTTCGTCAGGGCCGGGTTCGCGCAGCTGCTGCCGCCGTCGAGGAGGAACTAATGGGCACCACCTGGGCCGACGTCTCGCAGTACCAGCGGATCGCGGTGGATGCGAGCTACCCGCACCCAGTCTTCTGCTTCCGCACCAACTCCGGCGACAAGATCGACACGCTCGCCATCGAGAACGCGGTGCGGGCGCGGGAGTTGATCAAGGCCGGGCAGATCAAGGCGGTGATTGCCTACTACTTCTTCTGGCCCGGCCAAGCCAACTGCGACCTGCACAAGAGCATCCTGGAGCAGGCGGGGCTGTGGGGGGACCCGCGGCTGGTGACGATGGTCGACGTCGAAGGCGCACCCCTCAACGGCGCGAAGCGGATCCGGGGTGATCAGTCGCCGGAGGTGAACGACGAGGTCGACCGGCTGCGCAAGTGGTACGGCGACCCGCGGCGGGTGATCGGCTACTGGAACCCCATCGCCGACCCTGAGCTGTGGCCGTCGCGTCTGGACGGGATGCGGCTGGTGGTGCCGTCCTACGGCCGCCCGCCCGGCCAGCCTGCGCAGAAGCCGCGCGGCTACTTCGCCCACCAGTACACCGACCGCGGTCAGTGCGCGCCGTGGCCGGAGGGGGTGGACCTGAATTTCAGCGACCTCGAGCTGCCGGAGCTGCTGGCCTCGTGGGGAGTCGATCAAGGAGGAAGACCCGTGGGAGACATCGTCACCGAGGCAGCCGCCCAGCTGCACCCGTGGCCCGGCAAGATCCGCCAGATCCAGCACCCCGAGCACGTCAACGAATCGACTCGCACGCCTGCCGAGCCGTGGACCTACGACATGTGGGCCGACGTCTGGAACGAAACGGTGTGGGACGGCTTCGAGCTGCCCGAATCCACCGACGACGAACCGAAATCGCTGGTCGGCTGGGTCCTCGACACCGCGGCGCGGGTGCGTCGCATCGAGGCCAAGCTGGACCGGCTGCTGGAAGGCGGTGTGAAATGACCTCGCTCAACCCGCTGCGGTACAAGCCGTCCCAGATCGCGAAGGCGCTCATCGCCGCGCTGACCTCCATCGTCGGCCTGCTCGGTCTGGCGGCGAGCACCTTCGCCGACGGCGCGCTGGCGACCGTTGGCCAGTGGGCGATCGCGGCCGCCTTGTTCCTCGCTCCGATCCTGGTGTTCTTGAAGAAGGCGGAGCCCTGGATCGGGATGCTGGACCAGCTACGCGGTGATGCCCGCGAATGAGCGAGCTGACCGCGCTGCCGTGGGACTCGGTCGGCACCGTCGGCCTGGCCCTCATCGTCATGGCCATGGTCGTGACCGGTCGGCTCGTGCCACGGTCCATGCTCGACAAGCTGACCACCGACCTGGCGCAGCAGAACGAGTACCTGCGCAAGCACATCGACGCCCAGCAGGCCGTGAAAAGCGAGCTGGCGACACAGAACACCGAGTTGCTGAGCACCGCGAAGCTGGCGACGGCGCTGCTCCAGGCGGTCGCTCCGAGGGAGAGCCATGTGGCCCAAGACCAGGAGTGACCGCAAGGAGTCGGCGCCGACCCGGCAGGCACGCGAAGGTGCGCAGCGGGCGGAGGCAGAGCTGGCGGCGGTGCGACGGCAACGCAACGTCGTCGACAACTTGGCCGCGTTCATTGCCAGGAAGATCGAGGCCAACCACTTCGGGGAGCAAATCGAGAAGTCCATCGCACTCCGGAGGGGAGCTTCATGAGCGTCCGCGTGAATCACATCGTCCTGGCCGCGGCGACCCTGGCCGGGGGAGCGGCGTACATCTTCGTCCCGGACCGCGAGGCGCTGGCGAACGCTTTGCTCGGCGTCATCGCCGTCTTGGGTTGGATCTTCGTGGCCGCCTACGGGATCCGCTCGAGGTGGACTTCCACCGCCGCCGGCCGGGGGGTGATGCGGTTGATGGTGTGCCTGGCGCTGATCTGCACCCACGGCACCGCCACCCTGCTGTGGGGCTACCCCGGACGCGACTTCATCCGGCCGCTGCTCCTGCTGGCCATCGTGCTGGCAGTGCTCGATCTCCTGGCGACCCTGCTCCGTCTGCAGAGGACGAGGAGTGAGGACGGATGACCACGCCAGGCGGTTCGCCTCCCGACGACGACTATGCGTGGGAGTGGGGCACGGACTTCGGCTCCACCCTAGACGAGGACACGATCCTCGCGATCTCCACCAACGGCGCCAAGACGAAGTTCACCGGCGTGCAGGGCGCGGTCGGCTCCGAGATCCGCGAACCCGCTGAGCACACCCGCCTCATCGCCGTGTCAGCGCAGGGCACCGCGGACGAAGCCGTCACCACCGCGCAGGCTGCCGCGAACGCGGCCGCGAACGCGGAGAACCTGGCCGACGCCGCGTACGAGAACAGCCAGGAATGGAGCCTCGAGTTCGTGTGCGCTTCAGCGGAGGTGCTGCTGGGCGTGAACGAGCTGCTGGTGGGGCCCATGCTGAACGTGCGCGACGGCCTGAACGCGATCCTCACCGACATTCACGTCGCGTTGCTCGAACAGCACAACGGCATGACGATCCAGACCCGCAAATGGAACGCCGAGGGCACCGCGTACACGGTGGCGCACGAAGGCTCACTCGGACCCAACACCACTCGGCGCAGCTTCTCCGCGCTGTCAGTCCCGGTCGAAGACCTCGAACGGTTCTTCCCCTACGTCACCGCTGTCGTCGGTTCGGTCCCTCCGCAGGTGCTGCAGATCTGCGTGGCCGGCGTCTACGTCCCTGAATGAGGTGGTCTTGATGGCACGAGTATTCGAATGCGTCAGCGCCTCGGGCGCGGCGGTGCGCGACTACGTGATCCAGCCGAACCGGGAAGCCCTGTGGTGCGCGCTGTTCGATGTCGCGTCACTCGACAACCTGTTCGACATGACCCCGGCCGAGCAAGCGGTGTCGGTGGTCGACGCCGCGATCGCTCGGCTGACCGCTGACCCGGAGGCGTTCCGGCCGCTGCTCGCCGACGACGACATCGTGGGACTGCGCGGCAACCGCGGTGTGCTGATGAGCCTGCGCAAGCACCTGGTCACGGTAGGTGGCACGATCTCCGGCGCGGTGGAGTCCGAGTGAGCTTCCTGCTGCGCCGGAACCTACCGTGGGCGTGGGCTGGCTGGCGCGACCTCGACGCCGAGCACGCACGCCCGGACGAGAACCCGATCAAGCCGCCCTGGAAACGCACCAACCCAAATCGGTCAGTCGTCCTGACCAATAACGAGGTACGGATAGCGGCCGGCACCGACACCATCTTTCAGATGACAGGCGTCTCGTATGAGCAGATGGCCCTTACCAACAACTGGGGTGTCGAATTCGACCTCAATATTGACGGCAATATCATCCAGCAGCAGTTCTTCGCGGCAGTGATCTCTAGCTCATGGGCGCGAGTTAGCTTCACGGATCTGATCGGGCTTCCGATGGTCTGCGTTTTCCGCAATGCGGCGTCAGCAGTGAACTCGTTTCGTGTGCTGCTGATGCCCGACGCCGCGACAATTCAGACACTTGCCTCGACAGCTGACTATTCTGGCCTCCAGAATCGCACCTGGTATAGGTTGAAGATTCTCATCAGCCTCGACCATCTTGTGCGAGTCTTCTACAACGACACCATGCTATTGCAGTACTGGTTGCCGAACGCGCTTGCCGCTGGCCCGAACAGACGAGCGCTGAACTTCATTAACTCGACAAGCGCGGTCTCGCAGCAACGGAACTTTCGCCTCGGTGACTATGCCCCGGACTACCAGATCCTGCGGCCGTCACAGTGGGCGGAGATCTTCGCTGATGACTTCAACCGCCCGGACGGAGCGGTCGGAAACGGCTGGACCCAGTTCGGTGTCAACGCCGAGATCAGGTCCGGGTCATGGACGACGATCGGCACCACCAACGGCAACCGCGCGATCCTGCGCAACTCCGGCAACGTCAACGGGGTGCAGCGGGTCGAAGGGATCCTCGGCGGGTTCATCGACCCCACCACCGGCTATTCGTCGCTGATCGTGCGCGGGAACGCTGAGGGCACCCTCGGGCTGATCGGGACCTTCGCCGACAACGACCTGCGCATCGCCCGCTACACCAGCATCCTGTCCGGCGGCACCGTCGAGGCCGTCACGTATGTGACCACCGCCGATTACGGAATCCTCGACAACAACCTGCCCGTCGCTTTCTGCGCCAACGGGCAATTCGCGTGGCTGGAAATCGACGGAGAAGTGGTGCTGCTGTGCGAGATCACCAACGGCCCGACCGGCTCGTGGATGGGCGCACGGGTGCAGCGTGACGGCGTGAACTCCGCATCGTGGAACAGCATTCGACTGATGGAGGCAGCCCTGTGAAAAGCTACGGCCTCGGGTGGTCGCCGCACCGCAACCACATCAACCTCTACACCGGCGCCGACTGGATCCTCGAACGCACCAACCCCGACGGGATCTTCCCACCCGGCACCTCGATCGAGATCAAGTGGGAGAACGGGCAGACCTGGCCCGGCAGCATCGACGGCGACACCGTGTCCTGGCGCGTCGAATCCGCCACCGTCGCCCTCGTCCCGGACCAAACCGAGTTCACCATCTGGGTCCGCTACCCCAACGCCGAAACCTCCACCACCGACGACTACCCGTGGATCATCGGCGCCGCCCGATACCAGAAGTGAGGAGCCCTTCATGTCTTCGACCACCGCCGTGAAGAACTCGATGGCCAACGCCTGGGCCGCCCAAGGCAACACCTACTCCCTGCACACCGGCGACCCCGGCGCCGCGGGCACCGCCAACGAAGCGACCGGCGGCGGCTACTCCCGCCAGAACACCACCTGGGGATCAGCATCCGCCGGCACCGTCACCGGATCTCAGATCACCTTCACCGTCGTCGCGGGCAGCTACACACACATGTGCCGCTGGAACGGTTCCACGCTGTTGAACGTGTTCGACACCACCGACGCCACCGTCAACCCCGCCGGAGAAGTGAAAGTCACCCCCTCCTACACCTACACCGGCGACTGATGCGCCTACCCCACGCCGACACCGGCGCATTCCCCGCACCACGCCCTGACACCGGCACACTCACGGTGCCGGGCATGGACACCGCATCGGTGACATTCCCGCCGCGGCCGGTGTTCGCGGTGATCATCACCGCCCCCGCCATGGCCGCCGGGGTCGCGCACGCGGTGATCGTGCACGTCCCCTGGCGTGACGCCGCCGCAGCAGGCGGCGGCACCGGCTCCGCGGTGCTCGTGGCAGCCACAGCGATCACCGTCGACGCCACCGGGTCTGGTGACGGCACCCCGACGGTGGTGAAGACCGTCATCGACGCACCCGCTTACGGTGAGGGCGCGGCCTCGCATCTGGTCGCGGTCACCGCTACCGGTCTCGTCTCGGCTGCCGGTTCTGGTGCTGGTGCCGCGATACCCGGTGTCGCGTCGGTGCTCGCTGCGGCAGCGGCCGGGCAAGGAACCACCGCCGTGGTTGTGGTGGTGACGCCAGCGATCACCGTGCCTGCCGCCGCGACCGGAGCCGGGTCGGCTGCGGCGACCCCGAGCGTGGCGGTGACCGTCGCCGCGGCTGCGGTCGGCGCGGGCTCAGCGGTGGTGTTCACCGGCGCCCAGTACAGCGACGACTTCGACCGCGCCAACGGACCATTGGGCGCGAACTGGGTCACGCTGGGAAGCTACGCCCCCGTCATCGACGGCAACAAGGCCCAAGCCGGAACCAGCGGACCCTCCAACACCGGCACCGTGTACCCGGCGCGGTGGGCGCAACCGGTCGCCACCGACACCCACGAAGTGTCCTGCGTCGTCATCACCCCCGCCACCGCGCCGAATCTACAACGCGGCGGTGGGGTGTTCGTGCGCTGCGACAGCGCAGGCAACCGGGTCGAAGCGCTCGTCTCCGACACCGACGCCTACATCTTCACCCGCATCGGCGGCACACTCACCCAACGCGCCACCATCCCCGCCGCCATCCCCTCCGGCACCGCGCTGCGGATCCGCGCCTCAGGCAACGTGTACAGCCTGTATCTGGCAGGCAGCTCCACCCCAGCGCTCACCTGGACCGACACCGGCGGAGTCATCAGCATCGGCGCCAACAACCGCTACGTCGGCATCCTCACCGCCGGCACCGAGAACTTCTCCGGCACCCCCACCGGATACGGGTACGCCATCGACAACTGGGTCGGCAAGGACAGCTAAGGAGACATCATGGCCGCGGACAGCATCATCGCCGGACCTCTGCTGCTGCAGACGAAATGGGGTCCCGGCGGCCTCGGCCCCGCCCGGCCCGGAGCGATGGGCATGGGCTACGCCTACGACTCGACCACCGGCGAGATCGCCACCGACAACGACGGCAACGCGATCCTGGTGTCCGCCGAGGAGGAGTTCTCCCTGGCCGATTACCCCGACACCACCGCGCTGCGGGCTCGGATCATCGCGAACATGACCAGCCAGTTCAAGGCCGCTGGCCTGATCCCCGCGGAGGCCGAGGTCACCGCCCAGTGGATCGACGTCCCACCTGCGGCCTAGCTGGTCGCGATGTCGATCGTGGCCGCCACAACTACCAGGACGAACAGTCCACCGAGGATGATCCACAGGCCACGAAGCGAACCTCCGCGCCCGGACTTTCGCACGGGCGCGTCGGACGGTGAAAGGGTGGACCAGGCGACGAACGTGCACGCCAGGAACAGCACTGCGCCACCGGCGATCCAGGCACCGCGGTTCGAGGTGCTCGTATGGCAGCTCTCGTAGCCGAGTATCGAGGTGCTGCACACTTCCTGCGGGTTCGCAAGGTCGAACACCAGCAGTACGACTCCGACAAGCAACGCCACCGCACCGGCTACCGTCAGCGATCGCATCAGCGCCAGCTGAGGTTTGGTCATCATCTCCCCTTCGTCCTTCCGACGGAGGGGACGCTACCTGTACACGAACGCCCCCGCTGATCCTTCACAGGATCGGCGGGGGCGCATTCGGCGTTTCAGGGGGTCAGCGGCGGCGGTCGCGGATCTGGTACACCCGCTCGCGGGACAGCTCGGCAGCTTCGGCGATCTTGCTGACCGCAACCCCGTTGGTGATGGCCTTGCGGATCGCCTCGTCACGGCGGGCGCTCGCGGTCTTGATGGCGGCCGCGGCGTCGGCGATCTCGTCGAGCAGGGTCGGCGGCTCGATCTCCGCGGCCACGCCGGCGGCCTCGAGGATGAACCCGGCGTCCTCGGCGGACACCTCGGCGTAGGGGGCCTGGCCGCCTTCGGGCAGGTCGGTGTAGCCGCACTGGACGGCGTAGGTGGTGGCGAGGGTGAGGGCGGCGTCGTAGTCGATGTCGGTGCGGTCGGTGATCTGGCGGGCGAGGTCTGCGATCTGCATCATGCCTCTAGTATGTAGCAGGCTTGGCTTATTGTCAAGCGCGCTACAGATCGAGCGGCAAGGCGATTGTCTCCGCTCCGCAATCGAGCAGGACCGACACCGTGCCCTCGGCGTCGACCAGCCAGCCGCGCGGCCCATCGTCGCGGGCGAGCGCCATCTTGGCCGCATCGTCCTCGGCCCACAACGCGCGCAGCCGCGCCAGATCCATCATTCGAGACCCCGCGAATTCCGCGGGTCCGGCACGACGTGGCCGGCCTCGACGAGCACCCGGTGCGCGGCGCGCTTGCGGGCGCACGTCTCGATCGGGCAGGAGGCGTGCCGCTGCATCGCGTAGTGCGCGGCCTCGACCGTGAAGGGCCGGTCGGGTGCCTCATGCGGCCAGGCGTGCGGCAGGATCGTGCGGTCGAGCAGTGCGTCCTCGAGCGCGATGTGCTCGGCGATCTCGGGTGCCAATGCGTCCCCCTCGGGCGGCGTGGATTGGTAGGCACCCGACGCCGGGGCGGGAGCAGGCCCGGCGTCGGGGCTGCCCTCAGCCTCACCGATCGGGACACGCTGCCGCACTGACAGATTCAGGCCGTGTCGCCCTGATCTAGTACTTTGCGGGATCGCGCAAAGTTACAGCTCGAGGCGCACGGTGTCGGCGAGCTGGCGCATCTCGTCGGTGAGCGTGCGGCGCCGCTGCACCATCTCGGCCACGATGTCGCGGGCGTAGCGCTGCTGCGCCAGCCACTGCGGCGCCGCCTGCGCGACCGTCATCAGCGCGCCCGTCGCTTCGCTCCACTGGCCGAGCTGGGTGTGCGCGTTCGCCATGTCGAGCCGGTGACGCAGCCGGCCTGCCGCGGTCGGTAGCAGCGTGGCCGGCGGTGTGCGCTCCGCGATCGCCAGCGCGAGTCCGGGTTGCTCGGTGATGGCGGCGGTTTCGGCGGCCAGGTGCTCGACGCTGGTCGGCCCGAAGATCCTCGTCGTCGCCAGCTCCGTGCACACCTCGCCGCCGATGCGGGACGCGGCGGCGCGGGCCAGGCCGAGCGCGTCGTCGTGCTCGTGCTGGCGGTTGTCGCGGGCGGCGATCGTGGCGACGTACAGCCACAGCCGTCCCCAGATCGCCAGCGCCGACACGGTCGCCCGGGAGAAACGCGGCTCGATCCGGTCGGCGGTGGACATCGCCAGCGTGCGGGCGTCGGAGAGATTGCCTTGCCGGATCTCCGACCACACGCGGGTGGTGACCGCCCCCGCGGCGAGGATCTCGTCGTCGGCGGCGTCGACGGCCTGGTCGAGCACGACCGCGGCGTCGTCCCACTGCCGATTTTGGACGAGCAGCCAGCCGACCATGCCGAGCGCGGCCGAGCACAGACCGCGGTCGCCGATCGCCGCGGAGTCGCGCAGGAGCGCCGGTGCGGCGGCGGCCATCTCGGTGTACCGGTGCGCGGCCATCAGCCCCTGTAGGCGGCGCAGCTCGGCGCGCACCTCGGTGGCGGTGGGCTGGTCGGTCTCGTCGGGTTCGGGCGGTGCGGCGAGTGCGTGACGCACCGGCTCCCACAGGTCGAGGGTGGCGGTGTCGGCGGGCTCGGCGTCGCCGTGGTGCTCGCCCTGGAGCACGCTGGTCGGCACGCCGAGCGCGGCGGCGAGCTTGCGCAGCGTCGCCAGCCGCGGGGTTCCGTACTCGTGCTGCTCCAGCTTGCAGACGGTCGACACCGACACCCCCGCCGCTTCGGCCAGCTCGGCCTGTGTGAGGCTGCGGCGCTTGCGTATCGAGGCCAGACGGTCGCCGAGGTCGCGGGTACGATCAGGCATTGATTCCTCCATCCCAGGAGTCCGGGCCCCCGAGCGGTAGCCGCCGCTGCGGGGGTCGTTTCTGCTCAGGGTACGACGATATGGGCGCTGCCCGCCGACTCGCCGGGTGGTTGGCCCCCGCAGTGCAGTACATCAGCCATACACTGAAGCGTCGCGCTACGCGGCAGAACGCCCCGGCCTAGCTCCAATAGGCCGGGGCGTTCTGGATTCGAGCGGGTCTTATGCGGCGGCGGACGCGACGGCGGCGCGTACCTCCATGCGGTCGACCGCGGTGTAGATCTGCGTGGTCGCGACGCTGCTGTGCCCGAGCGCTTCCTGCACCGCGCGGATGTCACGAGTAGCGCGGTACGCGGTCGTGGCGAAGCGGTGCCGTAGCTTGTGCATCGTCCACACCTGGCCGCTGGTCTGGACTTTCGCGAGGGCCCGTGAGCAGAGCACCCCGACGTGCGCGGCGCTCAGGTGTCCGTGGTCCTGCCCGGGGAACAGCCACCCGCGTGACGGGGTGTGGTCGTGCGGCGAGTGCCCGCGGGCGCCGGCGCGGATCAGCGCGGCGATGTCGTCGGGTATTGGGAGGCGTCGATCCTTGCCGCCCTTGCCGTGCACGATCAGCACCCAGCCATCGAAATCCTCCACGAGATCGCGGATGTGCACCTGCGCCACCTCGGCGCGGCGTAGGCCGCACTCGGCGGCGAGCCGCAGCATGATCCGGGTGCGGGGGTCCGCGGCGGCCAGGGCGGCCCGGTAGACGCGATCCGGTGCTGGCCTCGGATTGGCGGCGGCGCCGGGGATGCGCGGCCATTCCTCGACCGGATTCGTGTCGGTCAAGCCGCTGGCAATTCCCCAGCGCCAGAACTTCATGCAGCTGGATCGGTAAGACCGGCGCGTCTCCGTGGCCCAATTCTGTTGCCCAGCCCAGGAAACCAGCTGGTCGGCTGTGATGGTCCACGGCCCGGCTCGGCCGATTTCGCGGGCGATTCGCTCGAGGTGCTTGCAGCGGAGTCGGATGGTGGTGGGCGGGAGGCCGGCGGCGGCCATATGCAGGGCGTATGCCTCGAGCGTAGGTGCCCAAGACGCAGGGGTTTTCTTTCTCATGCCTCGATTCTGGGCCGGAATCCGTTCTTGCAC